AGAAGGTACTAAATAAGTATTTATTACTTGTTCATAGACTCCTTCAGTATAATAAGAAATAAAAGTTATATTATTCATTAAGTGCTCTTTCAAATTTTGTAGGAGTCCATTGCCAACCATGAAATAACCAATAATCGTGAGTTGCATTGAATTTATTTCTTTCGAGACTTTTCCAGGGCTCTTTTCCTATTAACTTAATATTAAAAGAGTTACAAATAGATTCTGTATCGTCATTCCATGCTATAAAAGGAGGAAGAAACAATTTAGTATTCAGTAGATTACAAGACGTAAGTATAGAAAATTTCTGAGTTTCGTAACTCATCTGCCTATGAGCAAAATGAAACAATCCATGAGATACGATAGTTTCTAAATTAAATAAGTATTGTCTATTAAAAATTAAATCTACATCATAGTAATATTTCGTATTATAGATATTTTTCATTGAAGCATAGGGAGAACCAAAAGAATTTGATTTCCCAAATATAGAAATGCAAGAATAGATTTGAGCATCTGGGAATTTAGCTTTGATAATAGAATAGATTTTGAATGTCTCTGCTAAATTCGAGTTAGGATTAACATCATCATTTCTAAAAATAATATTTGGCATAGTTATTTCCTAAATGGGCACGATTGATATAATCTTTGTAAATCAATCTCAATCTTAGAATCGGTAAAATGCTTTAAAAGTTGTTGAATTGTAGTACTATTAGTAATTGTTATAGGAGTGGATTCTTTTCTATTAACAGCAGAAAAGTAATCTAAAAATTTAAACCCATTACCAAGAACTTTATCAGAGAATTTAATCCATAAAGAAGGAATATGATAGGCATCTGCTACAATTAACCCATGTAATGCGCTAGAAGCTATTCTTTCGCAACTTAGCATCTGAGTAATGACTTGCTCGTATCCTGCTAAAATATCAATCTCTAGCACATCAGGATGCTTAAAATGACTTAGATTTTCGTTATTATGGTCAATATAATGAGCAATAATACCTAATTTATACTGTTTTTTGACACTAGGATTGTAGAAGCGAGGATAGAATAGAGCCGGGTCTCCATAGACTTCTGGGCAAGATATGCCAAGTTCTAATAGTCTATTTCGACTTAATTTACCTCTGACGGCATAGATTTGCTTGGGTTTCGCTTTTACCTTGTCATTTCGATACATAAATCCACTTCCCCATACGATATTATTTTCTCTAGCAAATTGCAAAAGACTTCCGCACATCATATAAGAAGATTCTGTAGATGTCCACGTAACTAAATTCACAGGCTCTTTAGTTATAGCAACTCCTAAGAATTCGTTAGTTGGTCTATCTCCTAGATTCGAATGTAAAGAACATTTTATCGTAATCATAGCCATCTCTGCAATTGACTGTCTATTAGACGTGCTACTTCATTCATCGGCGTACATTTTTTATACATAAAATTTAATACATTCTTATTAATAGGTTTATTAAGCAGATTAATTAATTCTCCAGAAGTAGAAAACTGTCCAATATCGAATTTCGCTGTAATATCGTCTGCACACATGAACTTTCTAGGAGCAAAAACTCGTATTCCACGCAAGAGCATATCAAAAATGCTAAAGTTATAACTTCCTTTATGAGTTACAATGAAATTTTCAAAAGTTTTAGTTTTGTCAAGATAGTCTATAAAATTAGTAGCGTAGATAGGAGTAATATAAGAGGGTAAGTTTTTTAAATGTATATCGGCCCATGAATTTTTAGGAATTGAAATTAAACTATAAATTTTATAAGTTGTTTGTATTTTATCTAACCATTCCCAGAGTCGTCTTGACCATTCCATTGAACTATCGTTTGCAATAAATCTCTCATAATAAATGTGGTCTAATAAAATAGTATTGTGCTGTTTAGATACAGTTGTATAAAATTCTGGACTGTATGGATGAGAAATAAGAGTATCTACTCGCTTCCATTCTTTTAGAGGAGGTCGAAATACAAAACTTAAATCACAATATCTTTGAGCTACTTCTAAAAAGGAAATAAATTTATTACATTTAGTTTTTAATTCTATATAATTCTCTTTCGTAAAGAAGTGGGTATAATTTATCCCAATAATAAAGTCTACATTTGGTATCTTTTCATAATCATATTGAGCACAAGTTAAAGAATTATAATGCTTTTGAGGATTGATTATATTTCCTCTATGCAATGTAACATGAGGCAATTTCTTAAAAGCAGTTTCCAGCCCATAAGTGAGCATAGAAAAACAATGATTAATGTCTTCTATTTTTTGTACAGGATACCCCAAAATTAATAACTTATATGGCTTTAGCATGTTTGAATTAGCTTCAATAAAGTCTTGAGAGTTTTTTTATTAAATTTGCATCCTATTTCAGATAGAAATATCCAAATAGAAACGAATATCCCTGCAAGAAATCCCATTACTAGATAGAAGATGTTAGTCATGTTTACGCTGCCAATCGGCAAGAGCTTGAAAGATTTCGTTAATAGTTACTGGCTGATAATTCCAATTCTCTACACTAAGATTAACAATCGTAGATTTCTTTTCTAGTTTTTGAAATTGCCATTTCTCATGCACATGACCACAAAAATTAAGATTAAATTCTTCTTTAGCGAACTTAGGATTATGCGTCATATAAATACGCTTCCCACCGAAGTCAATAACAATGCTTTCTACAATAGATTTCTGCTTATTATTACCATCGTGATTGCCCTTTAAAAAGATGATATTACCATGCAGCTTCTCTCGATAATGAAGAAACGCATCTTTCGGTGCGTTCGGTGCTTCAGAACTCTTACTGAGACAGAAATCTCCAAGATGAAAGATAGTATCTTCCTCATTAACTCTTTCGTTCCACTTCTTAATCATAAACTTATCCATCTCATCTACTGACTTAAATGGTCTCTTACAATACTCAATAATGTTTGCGTGTCCGAAGTGAGTATCGCTAACGAAGTAGTACATATTATTTTGCCTTCTTTTTGCGAGAGGGTTTATTTTGAATTTTAATCGCTGGTCGTTCGATAATCTTTACTTCGTCTACAATTCCTTTCGCTAAACATTCTTCTGCGTTCAACCAAAGTTCTCCTCGAAGCATCTTCTGAAATTCTTCATCTGTGAGCCTTGTTTTCTGTTTAAATACTCCTGTTAAATCGGTCTCTAACTTATCGAGATAGTTTCCTCTATCTTTAATTGTCTGTGGTGTCCCTCCCACGATGTCCTGCATGGGATGCCCCATCCAGTATGAGTTAGGGAAAATCAATCGATAATCTGCTACAACTGAAATCAATCCAGCCATAGAGCACGCTTCTCCATTAATAATAGTAATGACTGGAGCAGGGCAGGTCTGAATCGTATTCATAATAGCAATACCATCTGAAACACTTCCTCCCGGAGAATTAATTTCTATGCAAATAGGCTTCTTATTCTTAATACACATCGCAATAATCTTTGTATTAACTTCACGTGTCAGAATGGGCTCGAGTTCATCATAAATCATAATGTATCGAGCTTCTGCCAACACCAATTCAAAAGGACTGAATTGAGGAAGTTCTATTTCAAAATCATCTTTACTTTTCATAGTCATTTACTCCTCCTTTATCTGTAATCGATTTAAAATCGGCAAACTAACAAAAGCTGATAATGATGCTACAATAATAATACACTTCAATCCCAAAATAGGAAATAACCAAGCCCCTGCAAGTGTAGATAGAGTTCCTGATAAATTCGATACTGAACATAGTAATGCAAATGATGTAGCTTCTTTCCCCGGTAAAGTAGATTTGGCCATGAATGTCATCATGTTTAAAAATATAAACATTCCTAAGATGCCAAAGATGAAGCTATAGATAATCGCAGATACCGGAGTAAAATATAAGTAGGCTAGATTCGTAAGTCCAACAATGAACACACTCCAGAACAGACATTTCTTTACATTTATTCTCTTACTGAATTTAAAGTATACAATCGCTCCTAGAATACTTAGTCCAGAACTAAGAGCTCCAATCCCTCCCATAAAAGTACCTGACCACTTAAACGTATCTCTTTCAATAAACATTAGAGGGGTTCCAAATCCCGGAGCGAAATTATAGACAAGAATAAATAAGCACCCTAATAGAAATTGCTTATTCGTAAACAATTCTTTGTATGAACAAATCGTTTCTACTATATGAACTTTCTTTTCTACCTTTCGCAATCTAAAGGACTTACAAATCTTCTCTTGCCCCGGACATTCTAATGCAAAATGGCACTCACAGCATGTTCTATTCTTTGATACAGTTGTTCTATATTTTAGTACAATCGCAATAATGAGAAGATAAATAGGAATCAAGCACAGATACCCAACTTTATAATTAAAATGGTCTGCTATATATCCTCCGATTAAACCCACTATAATACTGGCAATCGTAATCGAAGTCCATTGAATAGCCTGAATTCTATCACACTCATCATTTTCTTTTCCAGAGACACACATAATACCATCAACTGACGTATCGCGCATAGCTGCTGTCCAGCTTCCTATAGCTGACATTAATATCAACATCCCTAAAGGAAGAATAGGAGATAACCCAAAGTATAAAGAAATCAATATACTACCAACTAATGAGATAAGTATCCATCTCTTTTGAGTAAAATAATTATCTGCTAAATAACCCCATATAGGCTTGATTAACCATGCTAATCCCGTAACACTAGAGATATACATGATTTTGTCAGCAGAGAAGCCTAACTTCTCTTTCAAATAAAAGAACAAGGCTAGCCCCGGCAAACCTTCTATTCCTTGCGTGAAATAGATTGCAGAACTAAGAGCAAATATCCAGAACATCTTATTTTCTGTCTTCATCTAACTCCTCTGGGATAACATAACCACGCTTTTTAATAGCATCAAAATGAGGTTTCGTTACTTCTGTACCGCCTACAGAGTAATGAAATGAATCTGCAATATCTTTACAGCATTGGCCCTTTTTATATTGCATTAGATTCGACAACCGCTATTTTCTTCTTTCTACCGCCTCTTGCACCGTAATATCTGGCAGAATAACAGGTCAAAATCTTCATAATATCCTCTGCCAATTCTTCCTCATATTTCCGCTCTTTGGTATCCATAATTTCGACCTTGACACCAAACCGACTTTTGCGACAAAAGTAACCTCGTTAATATCAGTATTATCAAGTAGTTGCGATAGTAATGCTTTGATGTTCTTACGCCTCCTGGCATAGTCAATAAGCTCTCCGAAATTGATTCTATATAAGGAATATACCTCGCAAAATTCTTTATGCAAATTTACTTCTTTCTCTTTACAAAGTGTACATATTTTCATTTTTATACCTTATCGGGTGTATAGCAATGTTATAATTAGTATAAAGTAGCGTAAATACTCTTCTACTGTAGCTCTATTAATTTTTAATACCCTATCGGGTAGATATTTATGCAAAAGCCCATAAGAAATTGCAAGTACAAAGCATCTAATTACTACTGACATAACATGCGCTCCACAGAAAATTGCAGGAAGATACGCACATCCAAGCATAAATCCATAGAACCAAAAGTTTCCTTTGTCTCCAAATAAGAAATCCCAGTAAATACTCAAGAATCCCCACGAAGCACCAAACACTAACACATAAGCTAACCAATGATTGACTTGAAATCCATACGTCAATAACAATACTCCTAACGTAATAATAGAGCATCCGAAATCTCTTGCTTTCGAGTCAGTAATCACATCGTACCAATGACCGTCTTTAGCACGTCCGCCCAAACGCCCAAGAAACCCAGATACAATCGCTAACAAAATAATATCGAGATATAACATTAAAAGACCCCTTTCTTGAATAAATAAATCGCGTAAGGAATACAAAGTATATTAAGAATCATCAGAATTTTAAAGCAAATCGTATTGATTTTCTTCATTAGAGCATAGCCCTTTTTCTTCCCATATTTGTTTTCTAGCAATACCAGAAATGGATAACTACCATCTAATGCAGGAATAGGAATTAAATTCGTAATACCTAACACAATGCTTAACAAACTGAATTGAAATAGAAAGAAACTCCAATAAATACTATATTGCATGACTAATGGATATAAACAATACCCTACGATACCCATGACAATGTTAATAAAGCACCCGGCTACAGCAATCAATAATTTGCTAGTATAGGGTAGATTAGTAAAAGCATATTTACTTCTACTATACTCTAATTCTGACTTGAGTTTGTTATATCCTCCCAAAGGAAGCCAAGCGAGTTGATATATTGTGCCCTTATATTTAAACTTAAAAATAGCTTTCCCAAATCCGATTGAGAAGACTTCTACATTACATTTGACCGCTTTAGCCGCAAGCAAATGAGCTAATTCGTGAAACAAGATACATAGATAGAGCGAAATTAAAATGATGTACATTATTTTCTCCTATTGACATCTCGATGCTTACGGTCATAAATTGTTATTCCTAAAAGATGGTCGGTCTCATGCTGTACAACAAATGCTTTCAAATCATCAAATAATGCAGTTGTCTTTTTTAGATTCTCATCTTCATAATTCAAGACAATTAAATTACATCTATCCGTGTTAATTCTTACACCAGGAAAGCTCAAACATCCTTCATCTTTATTAATAAGTTTCTGACTTTTTTCAGAAATAATAGGATTCGCTATGACTAATTCTAAATATTTCATTTCTTTAGTTTGCTCATTATATTCTTTAGGAATTTTACAGTAACATATTTGCTTAAAGATGCCAATTTGCGGGGCAGCTAAAGCATATCCATGTTTTAGAGCTTCGAGAGTATCTTTGAGGTCTTGCACGATTGATTTTATATCATCGTCTTTTGTAACTAACTCACTCTTTTGTTTTAATACTTTCGAGTCAGTAATAATCGATTTAATCATTCTGTCTCCTTAGTCGCTTGTATCGTAGCCAATTACTACACCACAAATCTCACATTTGTCTTCATGCCAACCAGATTGAAAATTAGCAGGTCGTTTTTGTACTACAAATTGATGTTCTCCGTCTTTTGTAGTGCACGCGGGCACTTTATCGCCTTCATTTAGAATGTACATTAATAAGCTCCTAATAGATAGAAAGCAGTTCCTATAATCATCGCCCAGAAATAACTAACAGGAATACATCCAATCCATCTGCGATGCCAAAAGATGCGTCCTTTTCTAAAGTTGCGTACTCCAAAATAATCGTTCTCCACAAACCACAGATAATCTTCTGCAATAAAGAACCAGAAGAACAAGCCAATCAGAATAAACTCTTTATCTAATGTCCATGAAGTAAATAAAAATGCTCCATGAAACATAAATGCAAAAAGAATCACTAACCAAAAATGGTATCCAGTAAGGTCTTTTCCCAGCACTAAGCGCGTAACACAATTATCTATTCTCCAGCAAGGAAGACGAAGTGCCCACCCGGCTTTACGCCCTTCAGTCATTAATTCGAGCTTTGCTAAGAGTGCAGCTAAGATTAAGAGATAAATGATTATGAACAACATAATTCTTTATTAACTCCTTTCACTATCTTCTGCCACTCATAGGGAGCTATCCAATTACTTTTAATCGCTGACACAATACATTCTATAACTCGCTCTACATTACAATGACTTTTTTCTATGGGAGTATATGACGTTTTTCGAGGTCTTTTTTTATGAGTATGGGGCATTAAGACATCTCCTCATAACAATTAATACACATTCTTGGGTCTGTAAGATAGAGTCCACATTCATCGCATGACGAAGCTGGCGATTTCTTATCCTCTTTAATACGCTCTTTTGAATTAATTTCCCATACTTGCCGAATCTTCTTGTAAGACGACTTCTCTTTCTTATCCGACATTACTTTCTCCTGCTGTTCGTACTACATTAATGTAACTCACATCCGTAATCTCTTTGTCTATATCTTGTTTTATCATAAAAATCTGATAAGAAGTTTGCTTCAAAATATCAATCAATTTATGTATATTTTCGAGCATCAAACTATTGACAGAATCATCAATCATAATGATACCGTCGTTAATCCCATTCTGCATGAGAATAGCAATCTTAAAGACGATATTAAGAAATACTTGCTGCCCTTCTGATAAACTTTCATACTTCATTTCTTGTGCTTCATTCTTAATCATTAAGAATTGCTTATCCGCAGTAAACGTAACGCTCATATTCATTGGTTCTAACAGATTGTTTATAATCAATGTAAGATTATCTAACCAATTCTGAATATACCAACCTGAAAAAGTATCTAGCACTTTAATTGCATCTGCATATAGAGCCACATCTGCTTTCGTATATTTATAGGCTGAGAATTTCTTTGCTTCATTTAATTTCATAAGACATGCTTGTACTTTTCTTTCCCGATGCGTTAATTCTTCTAAGACTTTATTAAAATATGCTAGAGCATCGACTTCTACTTGTCTTTGAACTCGCAAGTCTTTGACTTCGTTTTCTAATATGTCAATTTCTTTAGTTACAGCTACGTTATGCGACATATCAGAATCTTTTAAAGCAGTAGAAATCTTTTCGCATTTCGATTTAAGAATAGGACAAATTCCTTCTTTCGCTTTCTTCATCTCACTTTGCTTATAATATTGAATTTGAACTTTAGCATCTATATCTGCTTCAAGTTCATTACAAATAGTTTGCTGCGTTTTCTTCTGTACTTCAAAGTTCATTTGCTCTGCTTTAATAGTCTCCAGACCACTCATCAAAGTCGCCACTCGTTTTTCTGAAATATAAAAATGATAGAGTTTCTTATCTACATTATACGTTTCTCTCTCTAATTTCTTAGCGAGCAAATTCTGTCGCATCGTTGTTGTTGAATCATCAAGAAACGTCATCAATTCTTTACGAAGAGACACAATTCCTAAGTCTAATAAATTAATCGATTGTTTATTTAATAATCTATATTTCTTAAAGAAATTAAAATCATTAATCTGCTTATCTATCCACTGTTGCTTTAAAGTAAGTGTATTATACTGAATTTCTTTATTTGATTGAAATATCTGCAATTCGGTTGGTACTTTTCTAACAATATTAAAATCAGAGGTTTCTAATTTGACTGTAGCTTCTTTATTTCCGAAACTTATCAAATCTGTTAAGTTATTGTTACCCCCATTACCATACAAAGCATAGAGAATCGCTTGCAGTATGGTAGACTTCCCTGCTCCATTGACTCCAGTAATTATATTGATTTTACTGAAAGTAATATCAGCAGTTCTAAAAAGTTTAAAATTCTTTAATTCGAGTCTATTTATTTTCATCTTTTCCCTTATCATCATTCTCAATAGTCTTCTTAAAAGAAACTCCACCAGCAGTATGATAAATTACTATGCCTTCTGGATTCATAAAATTCGGAACTGCTACACTGCCATGAGCTTTTAACCATTCCAATAAACAATCTATTTTTTCCGTATTAAATTCTAATTTACCAAGAATAGGAACTACATAACAACATTTTGGTCTGACTGAATCGTCTGACCATCTACTAACATTAAATAAAGAGAACCTCTTCTCTTCTACTCCATATCCTCTTTGAATTCCCTTACCCCACCATTCTCCATAATGATGACCTTTTCCTAATTTAAGTAATTCGGTTTGATTCTCTTTGACCCAAGCAGCAAAGCCATGATTGTTTTCCATCTTATCGGGCTCAACACTTCCCCACAACCAACGATTTCTACTACCTGCAAAGATATTATTTTGCTCATCAATATAAATGAGCCCATTAGTTCCATCGATTTTTTCCGTAATAATAATTTCTCTACTTAATCGAGCTATTTTTCTGAAACCTTGAAATTCAGGAAAGTCGCTCATGTTAGTTCCTCCAATAATACATCTCGAATCTTTGCATCTACTTTATTCTTTTCAAGCCAAGAAGTAAGATTTTCTTTTAATGATATGGTTTCATTTTTCGCGCTAGCTAACGCTAAATCTGAAAGCACGAATTCCTTCTTTTCAGTATAAAGTACGAACTTTTTCTTGTACTGTTCTGCTACTGCAAGATATTCTACCCAAAGCGCATAATTTCGAAAAATAAGACGAATCTTGATTTTAGCTGATAATTTGTCTAAAGAGTCGCATAGAGCTTGAATTGTATCATAAAAAACGCTGTTTTGCGCTCTAGATTGAGCTTTTGAAGCGGAAACGTCTACTATCACGTCCATCATGGGAATGGTAGTCTTGAGCGTCAAAAAGCTCCAATTCTGCTTTTGCTCTTTATAATCGTTACATATAGCAATTTGCTTCTTTAATGTCTTATCTTCTCCGAAATCGACATATCTACAGCTACCTAATTGCATAATATTCGCACCGATTTGCTCTGGATTGTGCCCGTGTCCTAAGAGCACAAAAGGATATTGCTTTAGTGTATTCTTATCTACAGTACCTCCATAATTCTTGGTAGATTGACTCACAATGAAGTGCCCACAAAATAAAAATCCGTCATCAATATAAGATTTGACAACGGTTACTGTTTCTCTTAATAATCCAAAATGATTAAGTACAGAATCGTGTTGAGTAGTAGATTCGTGAGAATTTGCTGCAAGAACTACAATAGGGAGATTAAGACGAGTTACAAAAGATGCAAAAATATCAAGCTCTTCTGAACTGGGATTTACTTTATCAAAAGTATCTCCCAAATCAAAAACTTTTGTGATATTATGTACTGTACATAACGTAATAATTTCTTCTAAGATGTCTTTACATTCAGCAATAGAATTTTGGGCTAAATGTAAATCTGAGAAGAACAGATAATTATTCATTTTTACTCCTTACCATTTACCAATATCTCCAAGAGAACGAAAGACAATCTTGTCTCCGTATGTATCATCCCACTTAATCTTTCTTATTTTCTTCGTCTTTTTGCTTGCTCTTTTTTTCATTTTTTATGTCCTTACAAGGTAGATAAGATATGTTCCAAATGTCATCTGATAATAGAGATAAATTCTGTCTACGTAATTTAAAAATCTCATCAAAGATGCGCTTGCAAGTAGAACAAATCTTTTTGCTTTCTTTTCTGACATGGTCTACATAATCATTGTATTCTTTCATTGAATCGCCACTGTAGTTTCCATAATTATCGATATTACGGTCAATAAAAGGAAATGCAATATACAATGTATAAATTTCACTGTCTTTCATTATCGAATCGCATAAATCACAATATTCTACTTGCATATTCGCTCCTTCTTATAAATGCTTTTTAGTTCTGTCATTCTGTAGCGAATTAATAAAATAAACTAATAGATTCGGCCTTTTAATGACTTTTCTAATTCGTCTTGGATATGTTTGATAGGGATAGTATTTATATAAAGTTATCCAATAATCTCCTACAAAAATAATACAAAGTACACAAGATAAAACCATATAAGGGTCAAAATTTTTAAAGATAAAATAGCCTAACATAAATACATCTACTCCCAATGCCAAATTGCCAAAATCTCTCGAATGACCTTCTCCTGTTTTAGCCCTACGGATAGCGTTACTTAATTTATGATATTTAAATCCATCATAAAATCGAGCAATGATAATTCCCCATCCCCAAAATCCTGCATGTGTGAGAAAAGAGATAAATTCTTTATACATATTGGTTTAAGGTAGCAAATCTAGTTGATTTTCTAAATTTATCTATCTGTAATTTCCGATGTTTTAATTTTATATATGGTTCCATTCTCTCAATTAAAGCCAATATTTCTCCGCAATTAAAAAGATTCCATGTAAAATTCTGCTTAGTATTTGAATGTTTTTTTGCAGTTCCAAATCCGAATGTAGCCTTAATATATTTCATTATTGAATAATCTTTTTGAGAAATCGTTAAACAATAATATCTGCCATGAGAAATCAAACATCCTTCTCCTTCCCAAAAGCCAGTAAACCAAATTAAAAATTCAATCGGAATTTCTTTTAATCTAGTTTGAATTTTCAGATATTTATCTTTTGACCTATCTGCATACGCATGTAATAAACTACAATATTTTTGCAAACGAACTTTTGTTTTGAATTGCTTATGACATAATTTACAGATATTAATCATTTATTTCCTCTAATTTTTCTTCTTCCCATTCGATTCTCCAATTACCGAAGCAATCTTGTTTCAGAGATGATAATAAAGCCCATAGAGAATTATCTATCTCATGGAAAATTATTTCTTTACAATCATTGGGAATTTTATATTTTTTCATGTCTTGGGCAGAGGCGAGTTTCCTCAACCTCTGCGTTATGTTACTTAACTTCTGGTTTCTTTTCAGCACGCGCTGCTTTAATGCGTGTCTTGTCCTCATCCGTCAAAAGTTGATTACTTCTAATAGTCGCCAATACCTTAACGAGAACTTTAGCCACCTTCACCAACATGCGACTAGCTTCATCCGTAGCTTCTTTTTCTAACTTCTCCAAATCATCCAAAGCTGCTTCTCTAGTAATCATTAAATTTGTCCTCCTTTCAACTTTAGTTGTTACTTGCTGAGATACTGTCCTACGAAGTACATCGCTGCTCCCACTCCCAATAGAATTACTGGAACTGGGTGCTGTGCTACGAACACTATTGCCGTTATCGCTCCGACCGCTATCCCGCCGTATCGGATATACTGCCCGATTTGCTGCGTCTCCATTTGCTGCCTCCTTGGTTATATTCTTAAATTTGTCTTCTAAATCTTGCTGCCAATCATTCATCTGTATTCTCCGTCCAATCATACGTTACCCCTTCAGACGAAGTGGTAGTAATTAATTTCTTTCCATCAGTTTCAGTTATTTCTTCTATCATTTTATTAGTGTCTTTCCAAAACTTTATTGATTTCTCTGTTTCATAATTAAAAGTTAATACAAATGCAATACCTAAAACAACTACAGTAATTGACGCACATCCCGTCATTCGTTCCCAATCCATTTCAAATTTCAAGAAATCAAACGTAATCCAATTCCAATGATGCACGTTAATAAACTGACTCAATTCTTCATAGACCGTAATATTGAAGAAAGCAGTCTCAAGAGTTATGGAGTTTGCAGCATCTTTAGTAATTTTCATTTCGTCTCCTTTAGTCCAGCAAAAGCTAGCAAAAGTGCGTCAGAAATATTATCATCAGTAATAGTTTCTTCTACTACATTGCCAATCCACTTCATAATCTCTTTCTTCTTATCTTTCGGTTTAGTACCTCTTGGTAAACTAGATTCAAATCCTACCATTTTACGAGCTGTAGTAGGGAAGATAATTTTAATATCTTCAAATTTGTTACATAACTTAGCATACAGAATCCCCTGCAAAGCTCTAAGGAACCCGAAGGTAACGACATTCATCTTCAAAAACGAGTTTTCAATTACCAGCACAGAATCATATGCCGAATATGGAGGCAACTTTTTAATTATTTCTTCGTCTACTAATTTCACAAAAGCCGATAAATGTTCTTGATATTTTTCTGCTTTTGATTCCATATCTTTCGGAAGAGCAGGAAGTTTTACTGTATAAGTTATAATAGTAGCTTTGCATTTATTAATTAAAATCATAGCAATCCCACTTTTAGTCGCAGTATCGACTGCAAGACAAAAAATATTCTCACGTAATTTAAAACCGAGATTCTTCTGAAGTTTTGTTAAATTACTTATCATTACTTTCGTCCTTCTTTAATCGATGTATAAATGACTTCTTGCCCGTTATAGCCTTCTATATTTAACTTATTGGCTTCGCATTGAGCTTGCTCTTCCGTTTCGTAAATTCTTTCTACAAATCTACGCGCTTTTTCCAATTCTTTTGTTTTAAAAAATAGTACGTAGCTCATCGTTACTCCTTTAGTTGCTTGATTAAATAAATGGTATTTGCTCTCTGAAGTTCTTTCATTAGAATACATACATCTTTTTCTATGAGCGTCTCTACTGATTCATCTTGAGAAAAGAGCTTAGAAATCTGACCCTTATAGCGAGATAAAATTGCTTTAACAATTTCTTTTACTGCCATTTGCTGTACAACTGTCAAATTATTATATATAGAGCGACAATATCGTGCACTCGAAATTAAACTCGTATTGAATCCATATTCTTCTAAATCTTTTACCCTCTGTGTTCTTACTTTATCTTCTTCTACATCTATCTTTGTCATTCCTGCTTTTTCAAAGAAAGGATTATAATTAGCCATTACTGCGAGAGTTTCTGCATACTTTGCATCTGTTAATTTAAAGTATTCCTTCAACATAAACTGCGAAAGCCCGATTCCTCTAAACTTGGGGAGAATAATAACTCGCGCAAGATAATCAAAATCTCTATTCAATATTTCACAATTCTCTTTCGTCATCTTGGCAAGAGTATTCTTCAATGCAACATTTCTCCCCTTGAGTGCTAAATGAGGATAGCAGACAACGATTACTCCTACTACTTCATGTTGATATGTACATTTATAGACTTTTTTCAAAGCACCTAAAGCAGCTTGTCTATAATGAAACTTCTTTAGTCTCTCATAATCTGCTTTCTCACCAACTTCGACTTTCATTTCTTTAAAGAATGATAATTTAGTATTTTCCCAATTACTATGATTATAGTAATTTATTACTATATCAGATTCGTACCCCTTGACGATATGCACTGTCGGTTTTATTTCTTCGAGCAAATCCGTATGCGTCGTAGCTACTACTACGGTTTTAGACAACTTTCTTGCTATCTTATGCAAATTAGTTGCGACAATTTTCGCTGTAGTTCTATCAAGTGTTGCACAGAATTCGTCAAGTATCCAAATAGCTTTTTCTTCATGGTCGATAAATTTCGCAATACGATAACGATATTTCTGTCCATCTGAAAGCTGAGAATATTTACGCAGATACAAAAACGCATCTCCCAAACCGGCGATATTCAATTTCATTAACGCATCATTCAAATTCTTTCCTACTCCTTCTACTACTACTTCATTATCATCTATTTTTAAATCATTAATAGAAATCGCGTTTGGCATCTTTGCAAATACATTGTTTAATATCCAACTCTTTCCACTCCCAGAATCTCCAGTAATATAAATAATATCTCCTGTTTTTACTTTTAGTTCTACATTGTCATAAATAGTAAATGACTTCTCATCATCAATCCCTAACCCAAATGCTTCTGCTACCATAATTGTTCTATCCGTTATCTCTGCTTTTGTCTTAAATGAATGAGAAATATTAAATGTCTCTTCCTTCGAAATGTCTACTTTCGGCAAGACATTTATTGGGAGTAGACATTTAACTTCTTCGAGTATTTCTTTCTTAACTGTGTTCTTTTTTATTGCTTCTCCACGTTTCTTTCCTGTAAGAAAGGGGCTATCTTCTAGGACTTTCTTCGAAGGTTCTACATTCCATTTTAGAGCTTCAAAAATATGCTCTACTTTTTCATTAATAGTTCTACGCAGCATTTCGTTCCAATTTACATTCTTAACATGAGAATAGCTTTCTGCATCAAATGCTAGAACATCTTTATCAACTTCGGTTTCTGATTTCTGTAATTCTTTAACTCCAGTATCTTTATTCTTCCACATACGACTAGATTTACGAGTAGCAGACCCGAATGAGTCTACATAAATATAATAGAAAGAATCTCCGGAGACTTTATCAAAAGTCGGAACTAATTCTTTTGTATATTCTAATGCTCTCTGAAAGATTGGAGGACTCTTATAAACTTTCTCATTATTGACCTTGCAAGGAAAACCTATTTCAACTAAAGGAGCTTGTTTAATCGCTTCTTTTTGTGAAGCAATAAATGTCTCAATCGCTTCACGTGATTTATTTTTCAAAATCATATCGATTAATTCTTCTTGAAACTTCTTCATAAATACAGAACTATCTTTGCGCTTTGCTTCTACACCCTTTATCTCTCTCTTCACGCCTTTCTTTGTTTCTAAATCCCCCACATAATGACAAAGAGCAATCACTAAAAGTGTAGAGAATCGACCCTCACAATCGAATTCAATATCTATTGAATCTTTATTGTATTTCTCTTTCGCCCATTGTTTAATGAGACTATTCAATAGCTCAGTTGGATTCTCTTTTGCATCAATAAAGAAAGAGTCTGTATCAAGATAAATAACTTTCATCCCAAGAGTCTGTACTTTATCTTCTACATAATGCAACAAATCTCGTACAATTGATGTAATGGCAGAAGCTATACGATAATCAAACAAACGAAAGACTTTCAATCCACAGACTCCAAACAAAGAATTGACCAATGCTTTGGTAGCATCATACTTAATTTGCAAGTCTTTGGCTTCTTCTGATTCTGGGTCTAATGCTTTTAATTGTCGCTTTAATGTATCCTTTTTTGCGACAAGTTTTCTTGCTAATGTTGGTAGAACTGCATTAAAATTTTGCTTTACATAAATAGTCTGCTTAATTTCATTTGTTTCTCTATCTGTAATATCAATCTTTTGTTCTGTTGTAATATTTGTTAGATTCGCAATATCAAGACAGAAATTTATAATGCTTGCCGGGTACGCACTCGATAAATCAACCTTCCATAAACCTTCAAATCTCCCAGTTTCGCATCTACGATAGGCACCTTCGAAGCCTGGCTCATCAATAATATCTTCGCTATATCTCTTTGAGGGAAGAATAAGGCCTTTTTGCTTTGCCTCTGATAATAACATAACATCAAGCACTTTAGAATACCACGTTAAATCTTCCCATAGACATTTACCCATTCTGCGAATTTCATCATAATAAGCAATGAGTTTTAACTTCTTATCTAAAGCAATCATTCTCTGTACATCTTTAATATTCTTTGCTTTGATTTCTTCTGTCAACTTACTAAAATCAAACTTACCAATCGATTCCTCATTCAAATACTTCTGAGCGATTGAATCTAACGCATATGAAGATTCTGTACGATAAACTTTCTTAAAGAAGTCTAAATAATCGATAATACTCAATCCGACTGGAGCAAGAATTTCTTGCATATCAACTTTTGATTTACTAAGCCATCTATTTTGATTCAGAGGACTTAACATATCTGCTAATTCTACTCCAAATAAAAACTTATATCTTGCTGATAGATATACATAATCAAATGCGATAAAGTTCCACCCTAAAATCATATCGAATTGCTCTTTGCGAGTCCATTCTACAAATTCATTTAACAATTGTTTTTCTTTTGTTTCTAAATCAGTATCTATTTGAATATGATAATCTTTCAAAAAGAAAGTCTTAATCTCATCTGTATAAGAATTAGAACAGGAAATACACGATACGGGATGAATAGGATTTAAATGAGAAGGCAGTTCTTTCGTAATAACTTCGATGTCTACAAAAGAATACTTCAATTCGGCAGGTCTGAATTCGCTTATTTTGTCAATTATATATCTCTTAGTGAACAAAATATCAGCTTCATAGCTAAATTCAGTTCTTTTCTGCTTAACTTCTGAAGGTTTCCGACAAAAAACCTTATTCACCTTCTTACCATCTATCGTAATAAAAATCCCCTTCGCAGATGGCTCGAAGAAATAAGGCAGAAATGTAGCATCTTTCGTTATTCGTAATTCTCTCCCATATCGAGAAAAGAGAATAACGTCTTTGCCGTTATTGGCGATATTAACTAAAGGTAACGCTAACATTTTTTATGTCCTTTCTTCTTGTCTTTAAACAGTTCTTGAATAAAATCAGGTACTGGAACGCTATCTTCGACGCACCAAGTACAGATACCGTCTTTTAAAGCTTTCCATTTATTACAAACCAAACATACTCCGAAAAAATATTCGTTACACATTATTTACTCCTCAAACTTTAAATAACAAAACGGAATACGAGTGGATTTGTATCCATTATTATTCAATAGATGATACATGTTCGCAGAACCGGGAACGTCCATGCTATGAATAATGATTGTTGCATTTTTCGCTAGTCCTTTTTCCACAATAAATTTAACAAATTCATATCCAGAAATTGGTAACTCTGATGGAATATGATGAAATCCTTCGAGGTCATGGTCAAGAAACATCATATCCACTTCGTTATTCTGAATAAATATTTCTGCTTCGTGAACATGTTCAAAGATAAATAACTCATGCTTCATTAATTTATCTTTAAAGAATTTAATACGCTCTTGAGAATCTTCAAGTATAAAGATTTTCATTATTGAATCCCGTCCGTATAAAGAAATGGCACATGAATCTCAGTTCCTTCAATACAATTCTGAATCTGAGATTTATCTACTTTAATACATAAATCAAATCCTATTTGTACATTCTCTGTTTTTCCATCTTCATTCTTAACTTTCTCTGTAGGAGCATCTGCTTTCTGTCCTCTACGAAGTCTCAATATAAGACGACTATTGTGCATCAGAGCATGCCCGCCACTTAAAGTTTCCATCTTTATAAACGACCCTAAGTCCATTCTAGCCTGTCCAATTAAAACTAAAGCACATTTGGCATCTGAAATATAAGGCGTTGCCATTCTAAAGAACTGAGACAACTTTCTTGCTAACAAAGCCATCGTATCATTCTGTACTGACTTATCTTTCTCTCCCTTGCCTTCATACTGCTCACCATGCGGAGAAAGACCTTGAATTGAATCTAAGACAATAACATCTACTACAGAAGACTTGCAGAGTTTAATAACTGTATCGAGCACTTCTTCTGCTGTCTTGCAAGCAACATAAACAAGCGATTCTGTATCTACACCAAACTTCTTAGCCCATGTAGCATCATAAGAACGCTCTACATCTAAATATGCTGCTATTTTGTGATTCTTTTGTGCTGTCGCAAGTAACTTATATGCGATTGTAGACTTGCCGCAACCTTTACTTCCCCAAATCGTAGTAGTATTACCATAAACAATACCACCGCCAGTAATATCATCTAAGCACTTATATCCAAATGACAGTCGTTCACGCGCTTCGATAGTATTGGCATAATTAACTGAACCGGGAATTACTTTATTAATTTCACGCAATACTGCTTCGAGCTTTGCTTTACGTTCTGTAAATTCTTTAGTATCTATTCTCTCTGGCGGTTCTGCTTCTTTTCGATTTTGACCGGGATTAGGAATTAAATCCATTTTCTTATCTTCCATAACAGAATCATCTTTACGAGATTCTACTAATTTATCTGTTAATTTCTTCTTAGGTCTTCCACGTGGCATTATTATACTCCGTTCTGATAAACAACTTCCCACTCTTCGGGATGAGACTGACAATATTCATCTACAGATTTAGTATTATCTACAAAATACTTCTTTGACCCGAAATCGCAAATATGATTATACCACTTGCAAACACGATTAATACATATTTCATGCTTTCTATCTAATGCTCCAAAGACATTGACGAAAAACGTAAGACCTGTCAACCATGTAAGAGTCTTTGCTATTACTAATACAAGTCCATAACCTTGACCTAAATCAGAAATTGCACGCATAGTAATCGTAGTTTCTTGTTCTGCTGTTAAATCTTTCTTACGATATACAACTACTTTTCTATTCAGAATCTTCTGTGTTTCTCCATATTGAACTTTAGATTGCTGTTCAATAAGCACACTATCGCCAAGTATCATCCCTGCATGATAAAATCTTACTGGTTGCTGAGTATGACGAATCGCTCGATAAAGCCATTGCCAAATCGTCGGAGCTTGCATTAAGAATTTAACCATAGTAGCAGCAAATCGGGGCGAATCACAAAGAAAAATATCTCCTGCTTTTGCTTTATAAGTCATTTTGCACCTTTTTCAGTATGCGAATAAAGTCATCAAAGTCAAAGCAGACCCATCGCTTCTTGTTAATATTCTCTAACACATACATCGGAACTCGCTTACTATCTATGGGTAATTCGGCACACAACTTATTCCAAACATCTTCTTTTATGGTGATGTTTTTTGTACTTCTTTGCTTACATTCAACTAAAAAATACTTACAAAGAATATCTCCTAATTGAGTAGAAGCTCCAGATGCCTTTGTAGGTTGAATAGATTCATCTGCTAAGACATAACGCAATCTCTGCGCTACATATTCTTCAAGTGTTTTGCCTTGTTCTCTGCTAGTTTTCATTAGAAATTCCATTCGTGTTGTAACGGGAATTCTATCTCTATACAAAAAATAACTCCATTGTGGCTATCTTCTAAAAACCAATTCGTATCTATTATATCTACTATTTGTTTATCAAATATTTTATCTAATTCCTTATAAACATATTCATTTATTCCAGCTTTTGTTTTAACACATTCTTCATAAGGAATTTTAATCTTAATTTTCATCGTAACAATCCTAATGTTGCATAAATAAAATGAATAATATCAAATTCATAATCTGGACAAAACTTAGCATAGTTCCAATAATATCTGTCAAAACGATGATGCTTTCGACAGAATCTATGCCCGGCATGTCCGCGTAAAATACAATATGATTTACAGAATTGACATTTTCTCATTAGAGATTTAGCTTCTTTTTAAGTTCTTTGGTTTCGAAGTTAAATTCTGTACTGACAATTGCTGTAGAATAATGACCTTTTGGGTCAGTAATTTTACATACGTCAAAATGAGATGCAATGCCATCTGTATCGTCATAAATAAATCGCGCTGCAAAACGTGCGAATGATTTAATCAAATTAACTGCAAACCAATCGTATGACTCTTTCAACTGCGTAAAGACTATAAGAATACCACCCTTACGCTTCATTTCATCACTCAAATGCTTAAAGATAGACTGTGTTGCTGCAAAATCTTCTCCAGTATATAACCAGTCAATAATAGTTACCGAATTTGCTTCTATTTCCATCTGAAGAGGATTATCAATTGCTTCTTTAGAAACATAATAATCTTTCTGACTTAATCCTAATTGAGTTGCAACTTTTTCATGTCGAGAACCAGACTCTAAGGAAATATAAAATGGTTTGATACCTTGCGCTTTAAATTGCTTGACAAAATTCATAGCTATGTGAGTCTTGCCTTCTCCTGTTTTACCACCAATAAGAATAATATCTCCGCTATGAAAATATGCGAGGTCATCAAAATACGGAATGTTATATTCACATTCTGGAGCAGTTGCTTGTACTTCGTCTGTCCATTCGACTTTTGCTTTTAAATCATAACGCCCTCTTCCTTTACGAGCTAATTTACCCTCTTTGTGAAACTTTGCTAGATATTTATCTGCTATTGCTCTTTTAACTCCTGTATGCTCCATAATATCTTTTGCAGAAATATCTGACTGAATCAACTGACAGCAATCATATATAGCCTTTTCTTGCGTCTGCTCTTCTGTCTCTTTATATCCTGTTAAACTTCCAAGCATGCCTTTAATTTCAAAAGCAGGCAAAGGAGGATTCATAAACTTATTATTAATCATGCTCAAGACTAATTCAACTTGAGAAGCATTTAAATGATTAATAAGTAATCCTCCAAGTGAAGTCAAGAGACCGTTTCTCCCACCTTCTCCGATTGTCTTCACTTGCTCTGCAACTTGCGTCATTTCTGCGGACATTTCTGTCTTAGTAGTTGCAACTGTCTTCATCAATAACAATAACTTCGCTTTAATATCTTCGGGGATAATCTTAATCTCATCTTCTACATTTATCCACGAATAAGAAGCGTTATTAATCTTACTCGGAGCGATTAAAATTTGTCCTCCGTCGTTTCGTGTATCAATAGTCAAACCACCAAGACGAACTGTTTGCTCTAATGTTTTATCATACTTAAAAATAAAGTGCTTACCATGCGGACTATTCTGAACGAGAGTTTTTGTTGCAATTAATTCTTGATAGAACGCTTCAAATTCTTCTGATTGTGTTCCTTTTAAATCAACATCGATTACAGTAACATCACTTACTTCCCCTGTTCTAAGTCCAATATTAAAGCCTTGTTCTAACCAATTAACCCATTCTGCTTTTTCTATATGAGTTTTATCTGTCCACTCTTTTTCGATAGGTGCTTTACCATTCTTAGCAACTGGAACTAACGACCAGTTTCTGCTCTTATAGACTTCTAATTCTGGATAAGCATCTACTTGCAATTCATTCGTCAGAAAAGAAATTACTTCTTCGTTAGTCATTTTCGGTTTCTTTTCAACCAAACGAATCACATCATAAATGTTCCCTCTAAATCCACATGTCAAACATGTGATTTTATCGGAACCAGGGATAAACGTCGCCGTTGCTCCCTTCCATTTATGTCCTGCTGTATTGGGACACGTAAACAGAAATTTACTCTGTTTAGTTGTCTTTGTAAAATCTGGAAGTTTTTCTCCCAAATATTCAAAGAGTTTTTCAATACTTATCATGTATATGCCTCTTAGCGATATATTATTCGGTCTCTAACCAATCGAGTGCTTTCTGAGCAACAATTAACAACGCTTCTGCTAAAGTATCTGGGTCATTTCCAGCGAAATTACCAGAAATAGCTGCCCCGGCTGCGTTTAACGCATTACCTCTACGAATCTGTGCATCACGTTCAGGATTATTATAAGAAGAACCGCCATATGTCTTCTTAGGTTCTGCTGTCTTCGCTTCCTCTTTCGCTACTTCTGCTTTAGGAGCTTCCTGAGTTGCACCAACTTTCTTCAACATTGTTACTTCCTTCTTCACACCCTTCTTAAAATATGATACTTCAACTTCATCTCCCTTATTCATCTTCGCGAGATAAGGTACTACTTGTGCACTTGCATTAAACCAACCTTCTACCCCATCAATAAGAAATCCGTTGCCATTACCTGCCTTAGCCTTAATCTTACCTTTTGCTATTTCCGTTGACATTTGATTCCTCCGATTAGATTCAGTTTCCCATAACATTGACCCGAAATTTTCTTCCCAAGACATTTAATTATTCCCCTATTTAGATAAATTAACTTGAAAATACTCACTCAAAGCAAATACATGCTCTTTAGCACTACCTATCGGGCAAATTTCAAAATAAACCTTAGTCTTTCCGATTGTTACTTCTAAATAAATATATGCTTTAGAAGTTCTCACTATTCGCGCTTTATTTTTCACTTGAATTCTCCTTAACAAATGCTTGAATTGCTTCGTAATTCTCGACAATCAACTTCGCTTTACCCATACCAAATGAGAAAGGATACTTATCATCTTCGGTACGCTTCAAAATCAACACTGGCTTGCTCTTAAATTCGGTACGTTCTACCATTTTCTCTCCTTACTTTATAGTGTCCATGTCATAGCAGTATTCTTTACCATTCTTATCTTTGACAATCATATGATAAATACGTTCTTTCCAAACTCCAGTATAATGACATACTTTACATTTCTTCCCATGGCATACCCAACACTTCTGTGAAATATCTTTCTTAATTACTTTCATTTCTTCTCCTCATCGCAATACTTGTCGCAAACTTTAACATAATTATATTTTCCAGGCGTTACTTGAACATTATTTTCAACTCGCGGGGAAACCCATATTCGAATAAAATGCCACGTGCAACATGTCTTACATCCACTTATTAATAGTAAAGCAAAGAGAATTAAGATATATTTTTTCATTTCTTTTTATAAAGTTTTTCTAATTCATCTCTTACTGTACGATAGGGCACTTTGTGCAAATATAAATTTCGTGGAGCGACTTTACTCAAGGCTTCTTTAATCAACAATTCGATATTATCAGGCAAAGGATTAATTAAGTCTACTATCTTGCGACGCTTATCAAATTCTGCTTCTGACGACGGCTTCTCTAAGAGATTATCAGATACATCTCCTTGAATCTTCTCAAGTAATACTTTCATAGGATTCTTTACTTCTTTAAACTTCTTAGTTATAGGAGACCATATCTTTACATTCTCAAACTGACAAAGCTGTTCTAAATCTCTATCATGCGAAATGATAATAATTTCTTTCTTGGGAAACTGTCTACATGAAACAGATATAATATCGTCTGCTTCACAATTATAGAGTTTAATAAAATTAATGGGAAAACTAATCTTCATTTTCTCATACAAATCATTAAACTCTTTATATCTTTCATCCCACCATGACTTATCTTCTTTACTCTCACGAAAATCTTTACGTTGTGCTTTATATGTTCTATCAACTTGCTTGCGCCAACTTCCATAATCTAGAGCAAGAATTATCATATCATTTAAAGTCAAATTTAGCTTTTTAAAATAACCAACTAACATTCTCAAATAAGTATACGTTACTGGGATATTAGGATTATTTCTATAAGCAAATATTGCTCTAAACTGAATTGCCCCACCATCTATAAGTATTAATCTTTCCATTGTTTTAAAACCTTTATTTTTGCAATAGCTTCTTTAATTGTTCTTTTCTCATCTCTATGGTCTGTAGGAGGATAACCGATAGTTGCTCTCGTAATAACCTCTTTTAAAATGTTATGCAAAGTCATTATGCTTCCTCTACTGGTTTAAACTTACTATCTTCCTGCAATCGTCTAAGTTGTGTCTGACATGTTACTATACACTTCTCTGTCGCAAGCACATATCCCTCAAGCACGTTGCGTATTCTTCGCTCGTTAGCAACTGAAAGACTACTCTCTTTATCGAGATTAGCAGCTACAACCTTTTCTCCTTTTGCTTCCGCTTCTCTTTTCAAAGCTACATAATTCTTTAATTCTTCATTCAACTTATACGCCTCTGCTAAAGAATACACTGGCTCTAAACTTGTGTAAGCACCCGTCATAAAGTTCAAAATTTCCTTGTATGAATCCGATGTGGACACTATTCCTTGAAGTAGTTGCTGCCCATAATCATCGATTTGGTCAAAAATATCTTTGTAATCTTCTACTAGAGAATTCAACCCTTCGGGAGAAGAAAAATACTCTGCATTACGTGCGTATTTCATTTATGCTCCTTTTTATAGCTTCTACTTAAAGTATAACACAATGTACTGTCTGCGGGCAAACTTATACGCCCTTCTCGATGTAATCTCTGTCGAATCTCTTTGTATAGTGCCCAATTTTGAATTCTACTTTTCCTAGCATAATCTTTCTAACTAAAAGCATAACACAGATTGAGGTAGTTCCTACAAGCATCAAATCAATCACAAAAAATATTACACACGCAATATAAAGTTTATCTTGCATTTTACTTCTCCTCTTTGTACATAAATTGAGCAACCCATAAAAGAAATGGGACTGTTAAAGCGATAGCATCTCCGACTAAATTTTCAAAAAAACATCTTAATCTATTCATTACTCTTCTCTTTCAATACTTCGTAAAGATACCCCATTAAATTAAATAGCATAGCACATATAGCTTCGTCTATTGTAATCTCTTCATTACGTTGCTTATCAAATCTTTTATATCCACGATGAAGAAACCATATATCTAAGAAATGCCTCCAAAGAGATTTAAGATATACGTCTTTGGGAATCCCTTTTTGCCAATTATCGGAATCGCGCAATTTACCATCTGCTTGCAAGCGATGCTTAGTCATATAATTCCCGTAGCGTTCTAAAACAGCAGGAGAAAGAAAGCCCTCGTAATCATTCTTTGTAGTATCGGAATCTCTTGTAGCTCCTGTATCGAATTGACGCATTATTTTCTCCTTAATTTTCTATGTTTCCTAATTGCTTTTACTATGATTTCTGCAACTTGTGCTGCATGTAAATTTATTCTATTACTTTCTTGTACGAGAATTTTTGTAGGACAATACAAATATGGTAAAAACGATTCATTTGTCTTAGCTTTTATTTTCTGACCTAAATAATACCACACCCATTGATTAAAATAATCATGATCATTGTTTATTTGATATTCATGGACTTTATCTAATATATTATATCTGTATCTTAATTCCATTACTTTTTCTCCTCGTCTACGATAGCAAGTTTATATTTTTCTCTAATAAATGTACACGCTTCATTAATACTATAAAAAATTTGTCCACCAGATTTCATTACCACATCAATCAAAGTTGAATTAGTATCGGTCTTCGATTGGTCTGGCAGAATCAAATACACAGGGATTCCGAACAAATAACAAATATGCACTTCAAGCAATGTTCCAACTGTCTTTATATCTTTAGGAAGATATGTAATGATAAAATCTGACCGTACTACCGCTTCATAATCTCCCCAAAACTTAAAGTCTGTAATGTAATTGCCTTCTAATCGAGCTTTCTCATATAGATAAATCAATAATCGTATTCTATCGAGTTTCTTTGTATCTATATTACCCCACCATATCTTCTCCATCTCTGCATTAAACTTATCCCAATATCCACCCTGCTTTAATCCCGTAATATACTCAACTTGCTTACCAGATTCTTTACCTACTTTATTCGATTCTTGCTCCACAGGGTCATACACTCCCAAGTCAGGACTCGCTAACTTCTCACGAATCTCTGCTCTCCAGCCTTTCATTTCAGTAGAGGAGACTGCCTCTATTGCGCCGGCTGTGTAGGTAGTGTATTTCAGTCTTTTACTTTCGAGCATTAAAGTTCTCCACGTAAGAATTCTTTAATTCGATACAAATCAATAGACAATCCTAAACTCGATTCTGGAATTCCAAAGAAACTATAGCCCATAACATTTGACGGAATACCAATCAATTCACCATTTTCATTGTATAGACCACCGCCTGAATTGCCAAACGTAGTGGTATTATCAGAAAAATAAAATCCTTCTTTATGATTGCTTAGAATTCCTTTTGAGAGAGTACGAAGAACTCCCATAGGATTTCCTACAGAATAGACCGTATCTCCTTGCTTGGGTGCCTCGTTTGCAATACCAATAACATCAAAATTAGAATCGATAAAATAAATCTTTAATAATGCCATATCATTTACTGCATCGTATTTCACAATATCCGCTCCATAACGAACATCAACAATTTGATATCCTTTCTCATCATCTTGAATATATCCAACAAAAGGAATATACGCTACTTTTGATTTTTCTGTTAAATTAGCTTCTACTACATCTGCAATAACATGAGCACAAGTTAATATATAAGTCTCTCCTTGATTCACATTAATCACAGTACCAGACCCTAGACCTCGTAATCCAAAAACAATTACACTTCCTCTTAATATATGACGTAAATTAATGGTCGGTTGTTCGACCATGAAATTAATAGCATCAAAAATTAGAGATTGATTTTGCTTTAATTCATCAATATCTATTCTATGATTTATATCTCTTTGAATCAGAGTTTGATATACTTTGCCTTCTAAGCTGAACAATCGAATATTCAAATACTGATTTGCGATAGTACCAACAGTACACGTCAGCACAACTGCAATAATAATCTTAACAATCTGTTTAATCATTTCCTGATTCCTTTCTTAGCTCTGCAACTATAAATTTAAGCAGACATTTCCAGTTACAAAAATCATAATCGGTATCAAAAACAGATAGATGCAAAAAACAGGGAGCATTTCCGCACATATCACATTTAAAATTGATATGTATTGGATGTTCACAACTTTCACATTTCATTACTTCTCTCATTCTTTCTCCTTACAAACGGCTTCTTTAAAATTCTTTAAAATAGAATTAATTGCGGTTACTCCGCCTTCTGCTCTTTTCTGTCCGTCAAACTTCCCTGGCAATTCTATTGTAATCGTATATGATACCCCCAATTTTTCCATAAAGCCTTCGATTCCTACATCCCATTTCGGAGGAATAATCACTCCCTGTCGTACTTTAATTTTATAAATCGTTTTAGCTCTTAAATAAGGAATGATTGCATCAATTTCTGCTAATGCTAAAGTGGCTATCGATGGCAACGATTCTGATTTATGTTCATAAGCATAGATTTGCTCTTTTCCTGTATCTCCGTGAATGTCTAATATCAAATCTGCTGTCTGTGGAAATTGGTCATATAAAATAGATAATTCAGGTACTTTAGAATCTTTTACAAAATTTGCATCGTTATTAGTATCTTGTCTATTCCCATTGTCGCGATAATTCTTTTCATATCCAAATGGATTTACAATCGGAAAGATGTAATAATTAAATTCTGGAAACATAATCGGTTGCTTTAACCATTTAATCAATGTGGTAACTCCAAAAGGCTCATCTCCATGCTGACCAGCAGTAATAATCACTGTCTTCTTTGCCATCTTAGAAGTATACTTCAAAGCTAACATAGGATAAATCTTTTCATCATATGTAACGTAACCCATAATCTCTAATCGATAAGGCAGATTAAGATTAATGAGTTCGGTAACAAGTTTATTATAATTTCGTACTGTTTTCATTATTCTCTCTCCAACGAGTCGCGCATAAAAGTTAATACAAAATAAACGGCTGACTTAATCTCTTTAAAACTCAAAGTACCACTAAACAATCTAAACTCAATAGTTTGATAATTATTCTTAGGCAAGTGATTAACATTTAAAGAATAATACTTATTTTCAATATAACTATAGCAATTAAATGAATAAGAGCTATTATTTCTAAACTGATGAATCTGTTTCTCGGTCAATTTATGTACTTCGACTTTTGGAAGCAACTGACACGTATGCTCTAATCGTTCTGGATGAATCTTAAATCGCTTTACTATATAGCGTTGTCTATGTACCCACTCTTTAATAATGGTAAGAATTTGCTTATCTGTCAATTTACTAACATTAACGTGAATATGAAGACCGCATGTTTTCTTATCAATATATCCCTTATGCACCTTTACCAATGCCAAGACTTCTTTAATCTGTGTAAGTGATTCTTCATTATAATAAAGATGATTCTTATTTTCTGGAGATAATTCGATACCATTCTTTAAAGAACCATCGCACTTAATTTCCCATCCTTTGAGTGTTCGTCCACGTGCAATTAGCTTTTGAGCATCCGCTTTAGCAGGAAGTTCGACTTCGACTTCTGGCGCAAAGCGAAGAGTCTTAATATCAATCAATTTAATCTTATCTTCTTTCTTTATCTTTTTTCCCATAAAAGCTCCAAGTAATTGCCCAATCCACAACTTAACGCATAAGTAATAATTAAGCCAATTGTATTAGTATCTTTAATTGCAAATGCAATAAGTCCCAAATAAAGTACCATATAGATGAACATAAGAATTGACGAACGATATACTTGTTTTCTATTGGCGCTAAGACACCACGCAGTATAGAGAAATGTTTCGATAGTTCCTAGCACAAAAACAAGTATGAATTTAATCATGGATGATAGATAGTTAGTAAAATGACTCCAACAATCAATCCTATAATGACAATGAGATTAAAAATACATATAGCATGAAAGGCGTCCATTATTCCACATCTCCGTTCTCACCTATCTTGACATCCTCATAAGCATTAATAATATCGTTATAACTTGCACATAAATCAAGCAAGTAATCAGCATCAATATTCAATCTTCGCTGTACTTCTGAATAGCAACGAATCAATGCACCAGTCATGTCATTGTATGCTTGATAATTGGGCTTTACACCTAAAAAATGGTCGACAAATCCTTTAATAATATCAATATGAAATGTTTCTGGTTTTACATCATTATGCTTCACGTAATAAAAAATTTGATAGTTAAGCTCTCCTGCTACTAAAGCAGTATCTCCTTCTCTTAATGCTTGTCTGCGACCATCATCAGCTTTAATATAGGGCATTATTTTATCTCCTTCTCCAACTGCTCAAATACATCTGTTCTAATATCTCCATCCTTAAAAAAATCTCTCCAAAATGCTCTACGAGTCTGACGATTCTTTCCCATTTTTGCCATTTGTGCATCAATGTATTTCAACATTTTTAATGCTGTTTGAAAATTAGCTTTAAGTTTCATTTGCTCTGTATAGTGCTTCTTTTGCTGCCTATATAGTGGGTCTAAATTTAAAAATGCCTGCTTATAGACTCGCAGTAACTCTGTTACGTATGCTTTACTAATACTAATAATAAAATTCTTACGTTGAGTAAATGTTTTCAACTTAGGAAATTCTCTTTTAATAAACTTAAACAATCCTAAATGCAAATTAATAAGAATCATATTGTCTCCTTTAATCCCACATATTATTAATGCCCAACTTATGCCCTAACTTATATAGTGCTCTTTCTACATCACAAGGATAATAAATCGTTTCCCCTGTTTCGCTCATAGAACACGTATTCACTCCAAATGCTTTTTCAAATTTCTGTTTAGAAATCTTCAATTCTTTAAGTATCTCTGCAAGTTGAGAACTCGGATACCCGTAAGGATGATTTGGAGTTGGCAATTGATTCATTTTAATATCCTAAAGTTAAAATACGTGCTGTATCTGCTAGAGCTTGAGCAATCGCTTGTATCATAAAATAGCAAGCTAAATATGACAACCCTATCATAACTGCAACTAAAATTACTATAGCAACAATAGTCTTGTCCATTATTTCTTTCCTTTTGTAACTACACCTTTATTTCCAGAAGGCTGTGTCTTTGTTATGGAATTTGGCGTTTCTACTACTTTAGATGAATCATCTGTAACAATTACAGTCTTAGTTATAGGCTGTTGCTTACATCCTAATTTAATCAATCCAAAGAATAAATTAACATCGCATCCTTCAGAATTACCTACTCGTTGGTCAATCATCACATCTTGATTATGATGGATAGTGTTCTTATAGTCAGTATCAAAGCTGGTTGTTGGTCGCATAATAAAACTATAAGCAACGAAACATCCAAAGATAATTAATCCATAATAGATTAATTTACCTTGAACAGACCCTGTAAATATATTGAATCCTCCAGCAAATTTAGCTACATTAAATGAACCTGATAGAATATTTTTAATAAGTGAAAATCCTACAAGTGTTCCTACTGCAATCAAAATAAGCCAACCAAATTTCATGCCCAAAATTCCTTTAATAATTCCTAATCCTATAGCATTAATGTCCATTATTTCTCTCCTCGGTCACTCTTGCAGCCACAGTTAGGACATCTAACTGTTGGAATAGCATACTTTGCATAAATACCTTTTTTAATAACTAAATTAATTTCTGTGGCACAGTTTGTACATTTTGTAGTCGTGCGATAGTAGTTTTCTTCTGGTTCAACTAAAATACGGGCAGCAGGAGTCTCAAATTTAACATGCTTTTGGAATAATCGTTTAAAAAATGTTTTCATCTTATCTCCTTCTACCTATAAACCCTTGCAAATAACTTCCTATTAATCCTCCTACTACTCCGAAAATTGCCGCTATAATTATTCTTACCAATAGGGTCATTTTATCTCCTATTTAATCATAATAATTATTGCTTTGTTAAAATCTTTCATCGGGATTTTATCCAGTGTAGTTATTTTAAATCCTGATGAGACCATGATTAATGTTACAACTATAATTCCTATTATTGCTAATAAATATAGAGTTTTCATGTAGTCTCCTGGTTATCTAAAAATAAAATATAAGAAAATTCCTATAATTAAAATACTTAATACCCCTCTAATAATCTGCCAAATGCAGTAATTTTTAAACCAGTTTAAAAAGTTCATGTTTAATACGCTCCATAACTATCTGAATCATACGATAAGTCTACTGAATTTAATTTTTCACGAATAATGGTTTCATAACTCCAATAAATACCCGAATCTATAAGTCTGCTATCTTCCATATCATAAACTGATAGAATTTCAAAATCTTCTATTTCTGTCGTCCGAATACCTCTGTTACCGTCTGCATCTTCGCCGTATGAATTTTCCACTAATTCCGGATTAATAATTGGAGTCGGATGCTCTATCATACTGTGCTTGAGAAATAATTTCTTTAAGACATTCATTTATCGCTCCTTGGTATAACTATCAAATAAATACATATTAATATCAATAAATCTCTTGCTACTGAATATGATGTCATTATCCAACCTTTGGCTTTTTTACTTGACTTAGCCACTTCTCTAATGCAATTTTTTCTTGCAATTTAGGACAACGATTCCAATACTTCTTTAATTTATCTATCTTATGATTGTAACTAATCGCTGGGTCTCTTTTAACTCCGCTGCTACTTTTTCCTTTTCCCATATAGACCTCTTATTTTTTGTACTCGTTCAAATCTACAAAGTAAATGAATGTTGATACTCTCTGTTCATTGACTCCAAAAATCAACTGAATCGGTTCAGAATGTTTTGCCATGCTGTCGGACAAAGAATCTCCTCCGACTGTAGACCCTCCACGAAAGATACGAATATTATCACAGTCAAAGATACCCGCATGATGAAAGTGTCCATACACGATTCCTTCGACCCCATACGTTCGTGCCCACTCATTAAACTTGACGCGCCCAGAGGGAGAATCGCCTTGCTCTGGAGCAATATGACGAATCATAAACTTATGTCCTCGAATTTCAAAAATCATATGTTCGGTTTCTGCGAACTTAATTTGAAGTTTCGGACTCTTTAATACTAACTTTGACCAAAAATCAAGAATCTCATATATCATCAAATCCCAGTTCGATGCTACGTCTGTATCTTTTCCTGTACGACCATGATTACCGCGAACACCATAGACCTGAACTGATAGATTTCGCTTCAGTAATGCCGTTATCAATTTAGTTAATACATCAATCACCAACATAACTTGTGCAGGAGGAGCAATCTCTTGCTCAAATGCCTGCGTTAAATAGATACCTTCCCCATTAGCTAAGTCTCCTGTCAAGAGAATAACGACATCGCGAATAGGAACTCCCTTACTAATATTATGGTCTAATAACTTTAATGTCTGCTCACATAAACGATTGATTCGACTTCTAAATACTTCCTCATTGTAAATCAATCGCCCTTCTTGGTCTTTTACTATCTTTCCCGCATGTAAATCTGTTAAATGAATAACAAGAGTATCGCCTTGTACGTCTACTTTACTCTGCTTTGCTGCCACATAGGGCTGTACAGAAGATAGAGTATCTTTTAATGCTTGAATAATTAAAGCAGAAGCATCTTGAGTTTTTGGAGTAGCAGAACGATGAGATTTCGCATAACAATCTCCACATCGCTTTGCTGATTTCCGACTAACCTCTGCTCCGCAATCTATACATTTGTGCATGATAACTCCTGAGTTATAAATAAATATCCAGTTGCATTTGATTTAAATCTATTTAATCTAATTTTTGTTTTAGATATAATTACTTTCTTTCCTTCTATAAGTTTATATCCTTCGCAATATGCGTATGTCTTATCTGTCCTTAAAACTTTCTTATAAACAGGAGTATGATTTCTAAATCGAATATCATAATCTTGCCAAATCTGACCTACTTGGATTCCATATTTATTCATTTTAGTCTCCTAAGAAGAAGCGAATAAAAAAATCCTCTACCAATTCTCTCAAAGAATTAATAGAGGATAGAATTCGTTTGTAATAACCCTTAATAATCTTTAACGCCCTTTTACGGGAACTTGACATGTTTCTCCTTTCACTTACTAAAATGTCAAAAATCTGACTTTTTACAAGGGTCTATTGTACTTTACTCTAATATTTGAAATAAGTTGTGCTACACGCTGTTGTGTAACCCCTAGTATTTCAGCTACTTCTACTTGTGTTTTGTCTGGAAACTCGAAAAATAAATCTACAACCTTTTTCTCCATTTCACTCAAATCATCAAAATATTCTTTAGAATTAAACTCATCTTCTGGATATACTGCTGGCACTGTTAAATGATTAAAAATGGACTCATCACTATCTCCATGAGTCGTTTCACTTTCAGTAAGAGCACTTAAAGTAGTTTTACTATCTCTATTTCTCAAACACTTAGGAAACCAAAACTGCAAAGTCGAAAATAAATAATTCTCAAATGGCTTCTTTACATCATATCTCGAAATCAACTCCAATATTTGCACTCGCAAATCTTGTAATACATCGTCTAATTCCATACGCTTCAAATCTACTAATTTGACCCACTTATGCCCTATATTATATTTTTGCTGATAAAATAAATACTCTGCTCTTTTATGTAGATTTTTATCTAACATACCAAAAATTTCACCGAGAAGAATTGTACTTTTTGTTCTTTTATATTGTCTTACAAGTTCAGTTAGATTCTGCATATCTTCCTCCTGTTAAGAATAGCCATTCCTCGTCGCTATCGTTTCCGACTAAATGATTTTTTTCGCACGTAACTGACCCTTCATATAGCACATGTAAATAGATATGGCACATTTCTATATCCTTTTTACACCAAAAACAATGTATTGTTCTTGTTTTAACATTGATTTTCATGTTCTTTCTTAGTCATGTCCAAAATCTTGCACTTCAATTCTTCTCTCATATTGCCAATGAGTAAATCTTTGTCCATAGCTGTCTGCCCAAGATGCTTGATAGCAATTCCTCGCTTCTCTACTATCTCAAAAAATTCTGCTTCAATATTATCTCCTATTTTCTTTCCTCGCTCTTTGCCTAAAACAATGGCTTCTTCCATTATTTGAATGTAATCGTCGAGAGATATAGACCACAAATGATTCATTTCTTTTCCTTTTTAGCAGAATATAATCTCTGTTTAAAATATTCGTATAATTCACAAGATTTTCCTAAACAATCTTCACGCAAAGTCCCATCATTACACACTTTACAATGTATCTTTACGGATTTAGTTAGTCCTTTCATTGCATCTTCTCCTTGTATTTATCTGCTATCATTTTTTCATTTGGTTCTGTGTATCTCATTGTGGTCGTTAGACTTGCATGACCAAGAATCTTGCTCACTAACTGCACATCAATATCCTTCATAATAAAATTTCTTGCTGCCGAATGACGAAATAAGTGTATATAGATTTTCTTTCCAAAATGCTTAGTCAATAAACGCGCAATATAAATTAACTGCATTGCCGTAAGATTAAACGCATTGATTTCTTCTTGCTCTGTTGAGAAATACTTTGCAATATCTTTTTTTGTGTTGTTATCAAAATATACATATCGTTGTCTACGTCCTTTACCATCTACTTTAGCGCGATTGTTCGTTAAATCTATATCTTGTCTACGCAGAGTTAAGATTTCCGATTTTCTTGCACCACTCGCAAATAAAAATGACAACAACGCATCAATCTTATATATAGAATAAATCGCAGAATGATATGTTTTAAGATATTGTTTTGCCTCGTCTATATCTTGTGGCGTCAAAAAGTCTGGTATATTGTGAGAAGTTTTACCTAACTTAAATTTATACCATTCGTTCTCAACTTGCCCTAAAAATTTATAAAAATCTCTTCCTGCGCTAATCATTGCGTTCTTTGATTGCTCATTATATTTCTTTTCATTTAAAAACTGTACTATTGTCTCTTGAGTTAAATTTTGATAGTCAAGATTGTGAGCATCCAAATAATCAAAGAAGACCTTCATTCTATTAAAATAATTAAATGAAAGCGACCTTGCTTGTAATTGTGCTCGATATTTTTCCAATATTTCTTTAGAATTCATTAGGAACTCCCTCGTCGTCATCCTTCTCTATCCCTTTTAAAATCATATCAAAATATCCTCGACATGATTCTGCAAAGACCGTAAACTCTTCCATCTTATCATTATCTAAATAATAAAGCAAAATCGTTTGACATAAATTTCCCATTGCACTTAATACAGACTGCAAATCATCTAAATCAGAAATTACTATATTGATTTGTTTCTTTTCGTTATTCATGTTTTAGTCTCTGTAAGAATTCCTGTCCTTTCGTTAGTATCAATCGCCCACGACTACCTCTACTAATTAATCCTTGACGCATAAGATAAGGTTCTCTCAATTCTTTATACTCTGCTCGCGTCATATTTGCCACAATTGACAATGCTTCTTCTCCTATTGGCTTTCCTCCCGTAGAATTAAGCGACTCTAAAATACGCACATCAATATCATCTAAACCATCTTTAATTATGCGATTCATTTGCAAGACTCTATTCAAGTCTCCACAAGCAACGAAATAATCAAATAATGCAATAGCCAGACGTGGCGTATATCTCACGTTACGAGCAATAATATCATAATCTTCGGAAGATACATTCGCCTTGTGTATCTGGTCATTGTACTGCACAAGCAACTTCTTAATATCTTGTGCCGCATAGTCTTCCAGATAAATCTTACAATGTATCCTATCTAAAAATGGCTGACATCGCTTAGAAAGTACCCATGTATCTGTTGTAGCTCCTATTAGAATAAACTTTCGCAACTGCATGTTATTGATTTTATAGTCTTCGATAATAGGCAACATATACGTCAATACCTGCTTATTAAGTTCTGCCATCTCATCTATAAAAAGTACGTTTGGTAATTTACTGTCTTGATTCTTTCCTAAAAAGTCTTGTAATGTATCTATATCAAAATTACTTCCCACATAGACGTTAAAATTAAATCCTAATTCTTTTGCAATTATTCCGGCTAGCGTGGTTTTTCCATATCCTGCATTGCCCATCAATAAAAAGTGTCGAGGAAATCCTTTATTAATGAGTTCAATCGTTAATTTTGCTTTATCTTTTGCTTTGTCCTGACTAATATATTGTTCAAAGGTTTCTGGACGATACATGAATTTAGTCGGAGAGCCTGCTTGCTGTATATATTGAGTTTTCTCTTTATGCTCCGACTTATTATAAACTCCTAACGTCAACATTCCCATTAAATCATATATGTCCATGTTGCTCCTTTAAATTCGTAGCGAAGGCAGGTGCGGTATAATCTTACTCCTTCCGATGGTAAGTAAGAATCCCATGCTCCTTTTGACAGAGCGTACTTCTCGGTTCGTGCCTCTGTACTCTTTCCTTACCTTCGCTCGCGTGCATTATTTACGTGTGTTGTCGGCAATCTTATCAAGCAAGCCTCGAATATCGCGTAGATTCTCGTTTACAGTACGAAGTTCACGCAAAATCAATTCGTTTACTGTTACTTCATCGCCTGCATGAGCTTTTGAAAACCAATCATACTTAAAAGACATTCCCCATAACACTGAGACTATCCACACAATAATTGCTAATCGCTTCCAATTTATCATTTAATCAATCCCCTTTCTCTTAATTTCTTCATATATAAGTCTCTTGCTCCGTTCTTTGGTGAGCGTTCGATTAACTCAATTGCACCTTCTATTCCATATTCGTTTAAATACTGCTGTAGATTCTCTTCCGCTTGTTCTTCAACTCCCTGTGCGATAATTTCTTCTACATTATCAACAATCATCTTACTACCGCATATCATACATGATTTGTGATAAGATGAATTTTCAAGTAGTTCTCCCTCTGTAACTTCATAGCAATAATCGCATATGTCATTACAGCATTTCAACTTTATCATTGTACTCCTCTTTCAGTTTCAATTACTACACCATCTTGCTCTATTCTGTAACGAGTAACAATTTCCTCTTTGTCGAAAGATAGCAACCAATCATCTACCGCATCGCGAGTAGCAAAGTTCTTTGCTTCAATTCGCCCTTTATTGGTCGTTATCCCGACACGAAACATTTATTTCTCCTTACTATTTGATTCACAATTTTCACAAACAAATCCAGAATATGCTCCACTTTCTTCTGTAAAAATCTCGCCACATTGCTTACAAGCAAAACTATTAGCTTGACTTTTCATTAGAAACTCCTATCAACTTGCAGTCCAGCTCTGCTAATACGTATACTTTTTGTATTACCTTTTTCATCTACTGTCTTCTCAATTACTGCTGTCTGACCTACTGACCGCTCTAACCTATCAAGGCGAGATTTAATCTGCTTATTCTCCCTGTCCAGATAACTCTCTCCGATAGGTACAGTAATGGCAATCCCTACTTCAGATACTTTACTACGTCCGATATTGTATTCTGTATATACTCCTACTTCCAAGTGCTTTTCTCGGATAAATTTTACTTCCCCATGAATAACAAACTGTGTCCGTTCTAAACGGCTAACTCGCTTACTCACGCCGTTCAATTTATTATTAGTATCGTTGATTCTATTATTTAAAGTAGTATCTGTATTCTGTAAATTTGTTACGGTTGAAGAGTCTACATCTTTACCATTTAACCCCATCAATCCCTGAAGCCCTTGCAAACCTTGCTCACCCTTATCACCTATATCACCCTTAATACCATGTTCACCCTGCAAGCCAGCATCTCCTTTTTCACCATTAAGTCCATCTTGACCATTTAATCCAGTATTGCCTTTATCTCCCTTAACTCCGTCTGTTCCATTTTGGCCATCAATACCATTCAATCCATCTTTGCCATCGGTTCCAGCGACTCCTTGAATACCTTGCGAGCCGGTATCTCCCTTCTCTCCCTTCAAAAACAAAGGGTCTGTCCACGTACCTATACTATTGGCCCCGTTATTTTCTCCGGTAGAAACAAGTATATAGCCTTTGTTTCCACTATTATTATCCGTAACGCCGCCTGCAAAAACATTTCCACCAAACAAACCAACCCCAATAAAAATCATTATCGCAAACCAAACGTCCCGCGCACCCATTTGAAATGCCTCCTTATGTTCTGGTTCAACACAGTCGTCGCATGTAGTATCCTTAACATATTCTTTGCTCATCCATTTCTGACACTTGCTACATTTCTTACATCCAAGACTAATAAGCGTCGCAATCGCTCTGATTCCCATTTCTTTGTAATAATCTATTGTATCAATTTGTTTCATTTTATTCTCCTATGCTGTCTTAATTAAATACTTGTAAATTAAATATAATGCTCCAATAATTAAAATAAACCATATCATGTTTGCTCCTTTAGTTTTTTAAGATACTTCTCCAATGCGGCAACACTATGCTTAGTTAAATCAATCTCAATACTCGCCATGACCTTGTCTAATTTTAATATTTCTGCTATAATAGGTTTCTTTTCTTTACTATCGTCTATGCGTACATCTAATTGAGCTTGAAGTTCCTTAATCTTTCTATACAATTCCAAACGCTCATCAGAACCTGCGCGACATGCCCGCTTCAGTTTTTTTAGTTGACGAATTTCTCTTTTTATATCCTTTTCATTCATAGTTAATCCTTTTCAATCACATAAATAACATCATCTATTTCTTCCTCGGTCAGTAATTCTTTTCCTTTAAAAATTTCAATATCTCCCTCAGACTCGAAATCATCAAAAGTCTGCCATTTACTTACCCAAACCTCTTTACCATTGATGATAACTTTGTAGTGCCTTTCTTCTCTACATGACACTAATTTTTCTTCTTTAATTTCTGCGCTCATATTATCTCCTATATATATCCCAATAATGTTGTGCTTTTTGACATACTCTTTCCATCAAATCTTCTCGGTTATCCAACTGTTTACGTATCACAATGGCGCGGTCAAGTACATCTGCGAGAGTATATTTGACCTTTTCTTTTTGTAATTGTTTCTCCGCTATTGCAAACAAACTCTCTTTCATATAGAGTCCTTTCTATTCAAAATTACTGATTTCAAATCGAATACAAAATTGATTTGCTAATCTATAAAATGAAAATCTCAACCATCCGAATCGATAGACTTCATGTATATAGATATGTTTCTTATGAACTTTTCTCATTTTCTCCTCGTCTGTAATTTTCTTCTTCTACTTAAAGTATAACACAATCAAGTGTCTACCTACAAATTTTAAAACATAGTAAAATCATCCTCATAATCTGATACTTCTGGGCACTCTTTTAACTCTGTTAAGAGCATATCCGCCAATGCACAATAGAGTCTGCCTTGATTATCTTCTTTGAAGTAATAACACTCATCACAACGACTTGCATCCATATTCGTCTCCTTATGCTATCATCAAGCGTCCATCACTTCTACGTGTGAAATTCCCTCCGTTTAAAATGTGCTTGGTAAACTTCGAGTGTGTGTCCATAAAATGACGTATCTTTGTTGCTCTATCAACCAATGCTTTCATTGTTGCTTTCTTTCCTTCGCGTTGCAATTCTGCCTGTGCTAAATCAAAAATATTCATATTTCTCTCCTTTACCATTTTAATAGCCCCAACAAATATCCGATTGCCCATTCATAATAATCATACTGCGTATCTCCTGCTTGAGCATAATGCTTATTATAAATATCTTCCAATTGCTTTTTCGTCATAGCAATCTCCTACAGTAATGGAACTTTTTTATCATACTCCTCATAACATTCATAACATATTACATATTTCTGTAAATAAAACTGTAACACTTTCTCATCCGGTCGTTTTGTTTCCAAAAATACTTTCATTATATCTGGTCGAAATAAGATAATCTGACCCGCAGATAAATGAACTGGCTTATCCATCATATAATCTGCTACATCTGTCGTTAATTTCTGCAAGCCCATATAATACTTATCTTTATTTGTTTCTAATACGTAAGCATATACGTAATAGAATTGATTATCTTTCACATCTCCTTCGCAGAATTCACATATATATTTATTCATGTTACCTCCTTTCGGTAGATGTCATAAACTTAACAATGCCGTATGTCTGAATTTCTTTCTTTGTTTCCTCAAACATTTCTGCTGTCCAACTCCATGCCTGCCAATACCCGACAATCTTTATATGATAAAATATTGTTAAATTCTCTTTATCTTTTCTTACTATTTCTGCTTTCATTCCCTTATAGTTAATCATTTCTGTATTAACAAATACACCACCATAATGAATAAGACTACGAAGATTATGTTTAATTGTAATTATATCACCAACATTATAAATCATCTTGTCTCCACTTTTGCTCTGTTTTCTTAAAATACTCCGCATATAATTGTAATTTACGTGGCTCTAAGCCCGGTGCAGTATTTATTTCTAATACGTAAGCATATACGTAATAGAATTGATTATCTTCAACCGCATCCTCACAAAACTCACATATATATTTATTCATGTTATCTCCTTTCGATAGAGGTCATAAACGTAGCTATTCCATATGGTTTTATTACTTTTGGTCCTGCTAAGATAATACTGTCAAGAACAACATGCCAATATGAACGATTAGTTCCATGTCCCCAGTGAAAATCTTCCCATTTTACCGTCGCGGCATAATCAGTAACTGTTGTGATAGTTCCGACTTTTCCTAACACTGTGTTGGAATCTCTTATATGTCTTATACACTTTACTCTATCTCCAACTTTAAATTTGTGCATTATGCCATTCTCTTTCTGCTTTCTTAAAATACTCCGCATATAATTGTAGTTTACGAGGCTCTAAGCCCGGTGCAGTATTTATTTCTAATACATATAATTTATCGCCTTTTCTAATTATATCTACTGCTCCAAAGTCATATCTCATTATGTCTATTGCTTTTGTTGCCAGAATTATCAACTCATCATGCCAATCTCTGCTATATTCTATCTGCCTCCAACCATTGTTATGACTTCTAACCAATGGGTCTGCTACAGTCTCTCCGCAGAACTTTACACTTACGAAAGCATCATCTCCCAATATATGTACTCTATATTCCGATGTTTTATTGATATACTCTACCAGAAAGTCATACATAAAGTCTTCCAGATTATTATCGAAGTCATGTTTATTGTGTATATAGACTATATCCCTGCCTTGAGAATGATATTTCTTCCGCGCTAATAAAGGAAACGCATCCTCTGGAATCTCATCTCCTTTATGAAACATTCTAGGTTGTGATATACCTGCCGCTTGTAATCGCTCATACACCTCTAACTTATTAAAGATAACATTTCGATTTAAGTGTGCATTATGATAATCTTTCCCATAATTGACGATAAACTGCTTCCTACTTCTGGGAATGTAGTTCCGTGTTGCTCTACACGCACAGAGTTCCGCTATAGCTTTAGCAGTTATTCCACCTTTACGTCTTAGTATCCACATAGTTTTAGTCTTCCCTATTTAACCAAGAAATTTCTTCACTTAATTTATCATTATCTTTTCTTAACCTTTGTATCTCATCAATCGCCCATCTAATAAAATCTTCACACTCCGATTGATTATCAAACTCCCAATATCCTTCTCGAATGATTTTGTCATAATAATTCATTTAATTATCCTCTGTTAATCTGTCAATAGCATCCATAATCGTTTCATCTAAACTTCTATTAAAAGGTCCATGACGCTGTACAGTATCAAACCATTCTTCTTTGCAATCAACACTTCCTAACTAGCATAAAAAGGTTTGCAAATCCTGAATTGTTTTTTGTTTCTCCGTTGATTTATTCTATATATGATTTGACATTTACTTCTCCTTTCATAAATTTAACGATACCATATTGTTTAATTTCTTTATGAGTATTCTCCAATTCAAAATCATTATCACGTAACCACCAACAATGTCCATCTGTTCCTGTAATCTCTCCGACTCCATTTCCTTCATGTCCATGTATATAATCATCAAATTCTATGAGATATTCTCCGCGTCGAAGATTGAGAATCGTTCCACACCTATGTTTGTTTGTCTCCGAACGCTTCCCAACTACTATGTTTGCTCGAACTCTTTGACCTATTTGATAAATCATTGCTTATTCCTTGGTGATAATTCAGATTGAATAGCATTGTCCAAACATTTTGTGCATACTTTATGACTATAATATTCGCAAACCTCTTTACTCGATATCCAATCAAAGCAACTTTCGCATTGTACCATATCGTCCGAATCATTCGCTTTCTTTAATGATGTTAGTAATCCCGGAAGTTTTTCCGTTTGATTAGGAAGTAACAGTTTACCCTTCTGTACCTTTTTTCTGCATGATTTGCACAAATATAAGTAATCTCCACTATCATCTGAATCCACAAACTCTTGCATCTGTACTTTCTTTATCTGACCACACCCATCACACATATCCTGAAAAGCGTGATATGTTTCCTGCTTGTCTTTAATTCTCCAATTATCATAATAGGGTGTTCCAAATCCTACATATTCGACTTTTTTATCCAAATAACTAGCATTTGAATAATAGACCTCTCCTACTTTTACCCATTCTCCCCAATAATATAGAGTTCCATCTGCTTGTAAAACCACTAATTTATCTTTCTCCAAGAAATTGTTAATTAACTTCCTTATTTTTGGATTAGCCAAATTATTCTTTATTGTCTCATCCGACAATATATCTAATACAAATTTCTGAGTATCCGAATACTTTTTATGATGTTGATATTCCGATAATACACCATTATGTGCTACTGCCATTTGACAAACTAATTCTGGCTTCCTTAAAAGTTCCTTATTTTGTGTTATTGGGAAAGGATGCCTATTCCCTACATCTTTTAATCCATGCGTGGCAAATCTGTAATGAATGATACAAGTATCTTCCTTCTTTACTATCTCATAAAACCATTTGATAAAGACATCAATATCCGTAAAATCTTTCTTTATCATTATCTCCGTTGCATCTGCTTTTAATAGAGCAACACCAATTCCATCACGATTGCGTATTTCGCAAGCACGAAGATGTTTCTCTTGAGGTAAATCTACGCCTTTATATTTTACCACGATGACACACATATAGCCTCCATAAACTTAACGATACCGTATTGTTTGATATATTTAACTTTATTATCCCATACTAACCATCCACACCAAAATGATGCCTCTAAATTATTATTTCTACGCCCATTTCTATTGTGAGAATCACATTCGAATTCTTTCCCGTCTTGTCTTTTCAGCCAATAAACTTCATTTTCCTCATGATTCAATCCTTTATATCCGATAATAATACACTTTATTCCATAATAATGTTGATGTATTATTTTCACTTTATCTCCATCATTAAACTGTCGCATATAATTCCTCTTTAATGAAATACTTGAGCATTATTCCGTATTTATTCTCATCTCTACACCAATCGATAAACAATGTCCATGAATTTTCCTTGTACTTGCCCTCACCATAAATAAACGATGCGATTCCATTTCTTTTCACAAAATGCGATATAGCATCCACAAACTGCAATATAGCAATAAATCTTTCCGTGTCCAAAGTTCCTCTAAATAACCGAAATTCTATAGTTTCCCTCGATGAATTTAAATTTAATGCCCAATATCTTCCTTCTTGATTTGGATTAGTTAATAATTTTTTCCAATTCAATTCATCTTCAAACCTGCAATAAGTGTAATCACCATCCTCTTTCCCTCTCTTTGATAATTTCATTAACTTATCCTTATTTGTTTTAAAGAATATCCTAAGTTTTGTTAAATCTAATTCCTCAAAAAACTCACGCGATACATGAATATGTAATCCGCATTGACCGCTTTCTTCTGATTCCATCTTATTAGTTCGTAACCATTCAAGAATTTGATTAAATCCGATGTTTTTATGAGCGTATTTTAAGGTAAACGGCTGGGAAACGATTTCAAATCCACGATTATGCAAACTACTATCCTGCTTTAAATAAAAATACTTATCCTTACCTTTTCCATTCAAAAATTCAACAAATTTATCTGCATATCTTCCATAATCTTCTCTTTGAACCTCCAACTCAACACCCATATAGAGTGCTTTATCCGCATCCTTACTCCTTGGTTCTGCATTGAATACTGGTTCCGGTCTATATCCATAATCATGTATTACTTTAGTATGTGAACCTGAATGACATTCCGAACATAAATAACAACTCTCATCCTCATCATAATGTAAATCATCCAATCTTAGAGTACAATCGCATTCCTCACAAGTACCAAATCTTTCTCCCCAACATTCATTGCAATAATCGCATCCATCTGTTCCTGATACAGAATGTCCACTACCGATTTCACTTTCGCAACCTCTACAGTGAATATACCGACTTTCGTAACATTCTGAACAATATGGCCCATCGCCACCTTCACTCCAATTTGAATTATCTGACTCAATTTGCTCGTCGCATCCTGCACATATATTAAATGTTTCCGCTTTACAGTCCTCACAATAATATTCTCCATCAACACATTTCTCCAATTCATTTATTGCATAATCTTCCTCACACTCAAAACATTGCATTGTCCGAGTATCTCTTGTGGAAGAATCCACTATAATCATATATGCCTTTGAATTATTTGCCTTAATTTTCCAAGAATATTTCCAAAAAGTCTGTCTTTTATTTCCTCTACTTCCTGAAGGTGTTTGATTATTCCATATATAGATACAAACTTTTCCTTCTGAATCCATTGACATTTCACCTACTTCACCATAAATCCATTTATTCTTTTTTGACCCATCTCCATTGGTGATAACGATATTTCCTTCTTTTAAATCCGCTATTTTCTTAATTACTGTCCATTTTACTACTTCAATTTTAGAATTAGCAACTGCCATTTCAATACCATTTTTAATAAAACGAATTGCCGTTTTATTACCTTGAAGTTGAAATATCTCCGCATATTCGCCGTGAGCATAAATATCCCATCCTTCAGTATTCTTTAATTTTACAATTCTTCCTACTTTAAGTTTCATTTTAATTCCTTAAAATTTAGTGAGAAGCCATAAATGTATGCTGGGAGGGTGGTAGCACCATTTAGAGGGCTTCTCTGCCGATTATACATTGATAACCTCGACCGTCTTCATAATCTCCATATAGCGCCTTTTTCTCTCGGATTCTTCCTTCTGCCGATGATACGCTAAATGACACTTCCGATGTGAAAATACTAAATTATCCTTGTGATTATTTTCCCTATTTTCATCCACATGATGTACCGTAACATCATCAATGGATTTTCCACTCAAATTTCGATAAAAACTAAGCCCATCCAACTGTTTGCCGCAGAAATAGCAAGAAACCTCGTATTTCTCCAAAAGAAGTTTCGTAAAATACTTCAATCGTTCCTTTTGAGCATATACGCTTGCCATATTATTCCTTTTTCAAATACTTTTTAGCCGTGTCAATTAGAGTCCGTAAAGCATTATCAGATTTATCCTCTTGTAAATTCATTCTCCATTCACACGAGCATAAAATCAATTCCGTTTCTTTAATTGCTTCCTCAATTTTCTTCGTATCTTCCATTTTATCCTCCGCAATTTTTTAGCTTGCATATAAAGTATAACATACCGAAGTCGTTTTGTCAAGAGTCCGTAAAAATATGATAGAAAGCAACTTCCTTAACGACCCATATACTCCACAAGTATTTTCTTATATTCCGCGAGCATCTTTGATTGTAGTTCCGGCATTTCATTGAAATTTTCCTTAATAACCTGCTCAGTTCCTTCAATTCCGAACGCACGAAATCCTTCCAATAAATGTTCTCTAATCATCATCTGTCCGAATTCTTGGTCTTCCATATAGCACCCCTTATTCTAATCCAAACAACTTCCTAAATTCTTGAACTGTTTTTCCGCGATGATATTCTTTTTTGCTAAAAATATGTTCCATCGCCCACCGTATTGCTCCGAGCGTTCTTTCTAATTCAAACGAAGTCCTATATATAGCAGATAGTTCCAACTTCGTTCCTCTTACATCCTTTAAATTCGCATACACCACAAAGAATTCATCTTCTGACCAAATTTCCCTAAAATTCTTAAATTTAGCCTTCAATGCCTCGTATTTTTCCAACGTCTCCGAGTCCATATAGGTCGAGGATTTTGAAGTCCTCTTCTTATCCGTAATTCCTTGACAGAATCCGCAGATAATGCCATCTATGCCATGAATACATTTGATAGCATCCGCGACATCCTTTGCCCTATCAAGTGCCAAATTATAATTCATAGCTAATCACCTTCCCTTTTAATTCCGTACATATACATTGTTTGAACCACTCTTGCCTTATATGTTTGCTCCGGTAATCTCTCCATATAGGCTCTACGTTCCTGATGTTTTCTATCCTTACACGTTAAAATATGCACTTTGCCGTCAACCAACATTCCCGTTTCTACAACCTGCGAAAATACGTCAATCCCATTATCCCGTGCAAAAGTATCATGATACATACAAGCGGGAAAGCGAAGATGCCGCATATGTCCATTCACTTTAGCTATGATATACTTCTTTTCCGTATTCATGTTACATCTCCTATTTGACCAATCTTTGCCAATTTATTCCGGTCATTCCCTGAAATTTAGAATTGCGCCTATGCGCCTTTATCACTTTTTTCATCCATAAATGCTTGGGTTCCGTAAACGGTCTTATGCCTAAAAGCACCAGCCTCTCGGCATTTTCTTTTATTTTTTCATATTCATTGACCGTTATCTCTTTCATCGGTTCTCCTTGCAACTCCGTTGTACTTCTATATAGGCGTTTCGTTTCCTTCTCTTCCTCTGAATTTTTTAATAAAGACGTTTTTATTATTCCCACGGCTACCGGTTCAATTTATGAGTCCTTAAATGAAATCGCTTTCTTTCCAATTTAAAAAAATTTGGCAAATTAAAAGAAAACGGAGAGCGGTTTTGTTTATCGGTTGTCGTTGCTATTGTTTACTTTACAGCGACGGTGACCTTGTCGGCTCTCCCGTTTTTTGAGAGATTGAAGGTCCAATCCAGCTTGTCGGCATACTGCGCTTTTAACATCTTTAAGGCGGTGTAATAATGAAAGTCCTCCGCCCCCTCTCCAAGGAAGTCGCTTGCGTGTATAACATACGCGCTTTCCTTCTTAAGCGTTGCGATGTTAGAGTTAAGGAACGCGTCCAGCTTTTCTGCGACGCCTACCTTATTCCTGCGCGTTTTCTTAACTTCTTGATACGCTTCTATTGTAATTTTTTCCATGGGACCCTCCCGTTGTTTTTTGGGCCCCCCGTTTTCTTTTAACTTGTCAATGAGCGTAACTCTTGCCCTGCATTCCTGCGTTGTCTCTTACTTCTTACATTCTAAGTATAACACGAAAAAATAGAATTGCAAGGGCGCGGGAAAAAATTTTATCTCTATGTTATGCAACGAGTTCCAGCAATTCTGGGTTGTGCATAACTCGAAGTCGTAAAAAAATAATCAGCGTCGAGCCAGCAAGCGTTTCCTTCGCTTGTGTATAACTTAATAATAAAAAATTCTATTGCAATAAATAAGACAACTCGGATCCTAATAACTATACTATAATAAAGAATTTTGACCGTGTGTAAAAAACATACAAGCGCAACCTTGCAACCGTGCAAAGTCCCCACGGGTTACTTTATACTATTATAAGTATAATGTAAACGCTTACTCAATGAATTGTCGGAAGTCCTTATGTTATAATACTATCCGATGGGGTAGGGTTGTTTTTAGCATAAGCCGCGGCTATCATCCTCCGATACACTACTGTAGCCCGCTGACGATTTAAATTTAATTCTAACCATAATAAGCCCAACAATTTAAAATAAAATCCCCATTAATCAAGCATCTCTCTCTGCGAGTCTCTATCGGAGATTATTAATCTTCAGTGTTTTATTATTTAAGAGATTGAAGTCATTAGAGTTAGCATCAAATATGGTAAAAGCTCTCCGGTGAAACGCGCACGCTTGACCCGGAGCGTCTCCGGTAATTACTTATTCAGAATTAATCGTTAATTAACATCTACATTATTTCTATTGCTTGTGAGACAGTAAGTTATGACATGTTAATAGACTTCTAACGCACTTCTACTTCGTCAAACGTGCTGTGAAAATTAAGTATTCTACATTTCTATCAAAAGTTGAAGTAAAGTAGATATACTTCTACTCGTTTCTACTTTTAACTTATACTTATTTCTACCCTCTAGGTGAAGTATATTTATAACTCTATTATTTTCAATGAAGTAGATTGTGGTAGATATAAGAATTCTACCCTGCTAAGTAGGGTCAGATTATGAGCAATCTGCTCTGTGTCGTCGTGCGGCGAGTTCTGCCCCAACCCCTTCTCTTTCAATGCTTTACCATAAGTTAAGTGCAAAGCTAACAAAATGGTAAAAATATGTAGAGAAGACGCCGAAGACGGCTTCTCTGAGTATTTATGCTTTTAAATAAATACGAAGAAATACTTGATAAAAGATAATAGAATAAATTGTATTGTTACTTTACTTTAATGTAATGTATAAAATCTATTAATATAAAAGAAAGAAAAAGAACTGATTAAGAGCAATTTATTATGCTTATTATAGTATATATAAAAATTAGTTTCTATAACTTGTTCATATAATTGGAGTTAGAATTAATATTTTTCTTTAGAGATTTGTTCTTGGAATTCTCATAACCTCAACAATGGTAAAGGATTATAATAGTCAATTATTTTTAAAGTAACCCTTGTATAATAGCTTATTATATACATTTTAGTAAGTGAAGGGTAAATATATTAAGGTCGGTGGATAGTGGTAAAGATGCCCGAACGGGAAAAAAAGACCACCGCACGAAACCGACCATAAATGCAGTAAATCGTTCTTTTAAATAGATTTGCGAGATTTTAAGTCAACTCGAAAACGCAAGTCCGCTTAGGACAGTCAAACTATTATTAGCCCTAAATCGTCTGAATGACGCACTATCGGCTAAAAAGAAATACATAAAAGAGTTCGAGTTTAAATTGACTTATATTTTTACTTGCTCTCTTTCTGACTTGTTTACAGAACTGTAGACCTCGGAAAGGGTTATGATTTATACCCGGCTCTTATATTATATCGCCGGGATAAGGCGGGGGGATTGTCGACTACAACCCCGCCAAGCGAACATTCTCTCGAAAGAGAGTAGCGATAAATTTTTATTACGATGGTAGGCTAGACAAAGAGTTTCGTCTCGCGATAATGCCTACTTAGATTTTTGGGAGTAACTGCTGATGCGGGTGCTCCCAGTTGTGATTACGATAACGCTGATGATAAAGTTTTTAGTGAGTGGGGATTCCTGCTCGACTTTATTGTCAGCGTTTTTTTATTATACATATATGGAGAGAGATAAAAATGGGATGTGAACACGAAAATAATTTAGAAGCGAATACAGTTAATCAGTCGCTCTATTTAAAAAATAAAATCACTAAGATAGACTGTGAGAGAATTCGTATTATCAATTTAACTCCCTCCATGCAAATGGAATGGGTATTTTGGAATGAAGAATTTTTACCAAATTTCGGTGGTTATACTTTAAATTAATCTAAGGAGGATTTAAAAAATGTTTCCGTACAAGAAAGATGTTGCAATCACGGTAATGTATGTAGCTTTAAAGAAAACTACAGGCTTGACCGATTTACAAATGAAAGTTTATGACGAAGCTGGCGGGCTTTTTGATACAGTAACATTGACCGAAGTCGTCAGCAATGGCGGATTGTACATGGGTTCTTTTACGCCGGATGCCGAAGGGTCTTGGCGGGCTCGTATTCAATCTGCAACCAATAACGACGATGTTCAGCGTTTGTTCGAAGTAAATTTAATTGGCATCGATGATGTAAATACTCTAGTAACAACCATCGATGGTAATGTAACTTCAATTAAGGGTACTGTCGAATCTACAGCATCTGATGTAACTTCGATTAAAGGCACTGTAGAATCAACAGCTTCTGATGTAACGGCGATTGCTTCAGATGTTACTTCAATCAAGGCGACCGTAGAATCGATAGATGAGCAAATTAATCCGGGCGGCTATATTTTATAATTTAGTTTAGGAGCATTGCAAAATGCAATATAAAATAAGCACGCCGATATATGTTCGGTATTTCGCTGTCAATAGAAATCCCGGACTAACGGATTTATATATTATACCGACCAATCCAAATGGAGTCGACCAGACTTCAGTATTGATGACTCATTTGGAAAATGGTCTGTACACGGCTACTTTTACTCCCAACGCCACTGGTTGGTGGCAGGTAAGAGTACATTCTGCATTAAGTGCATTAGAAGTTTATTCTGCTCGTTATTATGTTGGAACAACCGATGACCCGAATCCAGTTCAAGACGATACATTTACAGGTCGTATCGGTGAAGTCCAAACAACACCAACAACCAATACCGTATTAGGTAGATTAAAAGATTTATGGGATAAACTTAATGATTTATTTACTAACGGTACAGCAAAAGTAAAAATATGGGATGGAACAAATACAGCAAATATCGATTCTGCTAATGCTTTATATGTTTCAGGAAAATCTGCTGCTGGTATTGCACCGAGTTCCAATCCTCTTTATGTAGCAGGCATCGATGGTGGAGGATTAAAACGAGGAATTTTAACTGACACTACAGGTAGAGTTAAAACGGCAGAGATACAAGATGTTCGTATTTCAACGAGTAATAATTCAACAACGAATATAGATACCTCAACACCCTTTACAGGCACTGGCGAATCAACTTTAGAAGTCGCAGGTATTCAAATTAATTTTATCGCCTCTCAACCATGTACAATTCAAGTTCAGCAATCTATTGATAATGTTACTGGGCACTGGGATATTATCGATTCTTATGTTACTGCTGCTGGAGTTGGAGATAGCAGAACATTTCAAGCAACGGCTTCTTATGTTAGAGTTATAGTAACAAATACTGGAACTGCTACTACAACATATTTTCGACTTCAGACAGTCTTATGTCCAATAGTAGAAACTGTACCAAGAGCCTTAACACAAGAAGGTAGATTAAAAGTCGATGTTGGAGCGACTAGCTCTGCTCGAATACCAACACAGTTAAAATGGGAAGGAACTAATGCCCCACCAGCGTCAAACGTGTGGGTATTGGTTGCATCATATACGATTCCAGTAGGATATAATTGGACTCCATATCAGACACAATATTCGGCAGCAAATTCAAGTTCTTTAATTAGAGTTGCAGAAGAACTTTCTTTAGGGTCATTGAATACCACTACCAACATTTTTACAGATGGCAATTCATATTCTGCTCCTCGATTTGCGTCATATATAGAATTAAGAATGACTCAAGATTGTAATACGAATATGACGATAACAATAACATATACCAATCAGGATGGAACTACTGGGAGAACAACAACTGTTGCCTTATCTGGGTCTGGCCCAAGTAAAGCAGTAATAGGAAATATTTATCTATTAACTTTACAAGGTACAGATACTGGAGTTCGTGATATAACAAACATTTCAACAAGTGCAACAGGTAATGGAAATTGTACTGTATATGGTTTAGTGGATATTACCAGAGATTCCGCCGACGCTTCGAATGTTGTTTATACAGATACGTTAGAGATAGGAGCATATGTAGTTCAAACAGGTAAAATAGTTTCTTTAAGCGTATCTTCAGCATCAACTTCTTCTGTAGCTAGATACGTTGCAGTATTAGGTTTACTAGGATTAGTATAATTATTAAGGAAATAATATGACAGTACAAGACCTTTTAAATTTAATTTTAGCAAGAACTACATACATTACACAGTCTCTTATTTTGAAATCTGTAGATGATTATGGAGCTACTTATAAATGGTTAGAAGGGACTATTTCATGTGAAATGTGCTCAGGTAGTTCTATGAGATATGAAATGTTTGTCGCGACTGATTATGCAGACAAAGATAAAGACATTACAGAGAGAACAACTATTGTATCTACAGAAGTATATCCAGCAAAATAAAACCATGAAAATAAAATTAGATTTTTACACTGAATATTGTAGAAATAAACCCATAGACCTTCAGTTTATGCTCGAAGAAGAACGTAGAGATTTAGTAGTTCATTCTAATAATAAGAATCTACTATTATTGCGCTTCTATTCTGGTCAGCATTATCACGATGCTATTGATATTACAGGAAGCACTTTTGAATTGATTGTAAAAGCAAACCCAACAGATGATGATACATCAGCAATTTTTGAGATTGAAGTTACAGATTTATCTAACGCAGCAGAAGGCGAAGCAGAGATACCCATTGATTTGTCCGCATCAGGGTATACAGATTTAATGGGTAATTATATTTACGAATTAAGAATGACTACAGATTCTGGAAGGATAAAGACACTTTGTTATGGCACATTTGCTATATTACAAAGCCTTTTTAAAAATTAATTAACGGAGGAATTTAGCAATGTTGACAGATAAGAGTTTACATTTTGGCCAACAGAATTTTTTCTTTTGCGATGATTTCATTGGTAGCGATGTTACCGGAGATACAAACGAATACGTAGCTTTCATGGATAAGAAAGGAATGATTCTTATCGCTCGCTATGATGTTTCTGGTTCTCAAGGTCGTTATTATGTTGCTAAAGGCGATTATGATACAATCGTCGCAGCTCGCGGAGAATATTCATATCTTCTTCCGAGTCAATTAGCAGAAGTAAACTTATAAGACTCTAACTAAATAAGGGGAGTTCCAAAAATGAGTTCTCAAAAAATAAATCCTAGGACAGGACAATTTAATTTAGTGGGAGAAGGCGGAGCTACAAATTGGAATGATATTGTAGGAAAACCATCTTCTACGCCAGCAAATATTGATAGTGCTGTTTCTGCTAAACACGACCAAAATACAGACCATATTTTACAGGCTTTAAATTCAGACTTTGTCGATATTTTAGGAGAAGCAACTTTTACAGCAGGCCAAACCTATTCAGTATATACTCCCGATTTAGCACATAATGGGAATATAAACTATCAAGATGGATGGATTGGAGAAGGAACATTACCGAATTGGATTAAAGCCGATTTTGGTGTAGGCAATGAAAAAATAATTACAAAAGCAAGAATCATATCAGAAATACAAGACCACACTACACGTTTAAAAGATTATAAGATTCAAGGTTCTAATAATAATTCTGATTGGACTGATTTAGCTACAGTAGTTTATCCAAACGAAAGAGTTTGGCAGTATGTTAATTTTGTCAATACTACTGCGTATCGTTATTATAGATTATACTGTATGAGTAATTATAATGTAGAAATTACAAATACAATCTACATCATAGAATGGGAATTATCTGAAGATACTGGAATAGTTGATATAATTAATGAAGGTGAATTAATAAATGATTTAGCAGTTCAAAATGGAATTACAGTAGACGGAAGAGACATTTCAGTAGATGGAACAAAATTAGATACATTACAGTCTCCACTAACGGGAAATGTAACATATTATGTTAGTACAACAGGAAACGATATTACAGGAGATGGTTCTTCTGGAACCCCATTTGCTACTATTGCTCATGCTTTAAATTTAATTCCAAAAAATTTAAACGGATTTACAGCATCAGTTTTAATTAATACGGGAACTTATATTGAACAAGGAATTCGTTGTGAGTCTTTTAAAAATGGTCATTTAATAATTGGTAAAGTTTCAGGAACAGTAACTATTACTTCTGTTTCTGGTTCAGGAGATTTTATATTCTATATTTGGTATAATTCTGCTCAAGTTTCTATAAATAATTTAAATTTACAAGTCTTAGACAATAATTTATTCTGTCTTGATATAGAGAATTGTATTTCAGTTGATGCTACACAGATGAAATTTGGAGACAATGGAAATACTGGAACGAAGGGTTTATACGCGTTCCGTTCTGTCGTTACTGCGGGTTGTTCAGACATCGATGCTAACAAAGTCTCTATCGGACTTTATGCTGATGACGGAAGCAATATTCTACTCTATGGGTTAAATACTTGGGGAGATACCTTTTTAGAACCAGATGCAGCAGGCACTATCAAAGATACAAATAATTTAATGCTAACCGGGGAATTATCTATAAAAGTTTATGCACAAGCCTCAGAACCAACTTTAACAGCAGATAATCGTATAGCAATTTGGATTGATACAGACGATGCCAATAAAGTATATTTACTTTTTAGACGTGGTTCGGGAGACCAAGTGAAGATATTATTTAATCTTTAAAAAATAGGAGCCACAAATGTCATTACCACAAGATGCCATTTTTGTACAAGGAGACACGATTGAGCTTCAGTATCAGCTCTTCCTAGACAAGAAGAATAATGTCTACTGGAATTTGACTGATAATGAAATTCGATTTGAATTGTATTCTCCGACTCCTATTTATAAAGCAACTGCAAATGTAACTGGCGGTTCAGACGACCAAATTCTGATTGTCGATGCAGCGAAAGGAATCTTTCTTGTATCGATTTTAGCCGAAGAAAGCAGAACTTTAAAAGTAGGAGATTATAACTTTACGATTCAGGTTACAACAGCAGATAGCAAGAAATATACAGTCTTGCGTAGTAGTTTACGAATAGTCGACGATTCTATTACTTGGGATGCAGAACCTACTGTATCTGGGGCATAAAATGAGAATTGAAAATTCTATAGACTTATGTCCTAGAACGCACTCAATCGATAGAAGGACTTTAACTAGAAATTATCAGAGCATTGAGTTTGTAGTTAAGACAATAGCACTACAAAAGATATGTAGTCATTTTCATATTGACAGAAAAAATGAGGTAAATCTAATACAGCTTCTCGGTGAAGATGGGATATATTATTCGACGTTAGAATATATACCAGAATATAGAGCCTATGATGTTTTCAATCAATGAAAAGAAAATTTACAGAATCTCATAATAAGAAAATAAGTGAAACTAGAATTCGATTAGAATTAGCAAAAGGCAAGAGAAATTGTCATTATATTGATGGAAGAAGTTTAAAAAAATATTATTGTATTGACTGTAAAAAAGAAATAACTCGTCAAGCAATTAGATGTATGTCTTGCGAGACAAAAAGAAGATTAGAATTAGGGCTCATTGATAATAAAGGTGCTAAGTGTGGACAATGGATAGACGGGAGAAGTTATATCAAATATCCACGACAATTTGATAGAACTCTACGGAAAAGAATACGTAATAGAGATAAAGATATATGTCAGAATTGTAGTATGTCTGATATAGAACATTTAAAAATATTGTGCGAACATTTACATGTTCATCACATTGATTATAATAAGAAAAATTGTCAAGAAGATAACTTGATAACTCTTTGTAAACAATGCAATATTAGAGCTAATTATAATAGAGATTATTGGAAAGATAATTATAAAAACAAAGTTTTGTTACTAAATAAGGAGAATAAGAAATGCCATTAAAAAGAATTCCAATCTTAGACGAGTATGAGTTTCAACAAACAGTATTAAGTAGGAAGAACGACCCCACTCTACCTTCTGCTTATGTTCCCGTAAAAGGTGATAGATTTTTAATTACGGCTGTAGCACAAGGCGTTTGGGCAGGAAAAGAGAATTATATTACCTATTATGATGGTGCTGCATGGCAATGGGTAGCTCCCATTACAGGCATGTTGGTTTATGTTGCCGATGTTAGTCAGTATTGGCATTTTGATGGTGTGTGGTCTCAATATCTTGGACAGCAGGGTGCGACAGGTACGACAGGAGCCACAGGAACGACCGGGGCTGCTGGAACAACTGGCGAGGTTGGAACAACTGGAGCACAGGGTACAACGGGTATCACAGGAACAACTGGTGCTGTAGGTACAACCGGAGCAGTAGGAACAACTGGTGCTGTTGGTACTACAGGCGCAGTTGGAACTACGGGTGCTGCTGGAACTACTGGAGAAGTAGGAACTACCGGCGCACAGGGAACGACAGGTATTACAGGCACGACTGGAGCTGCTGGTACAACCGGAGAGGTTGGTACCACCGGAGCACAGGGTACAACGGGTATCACTGGTACTACCGGCGCAGCAGGGACAACTGGTAATTCTGCAACTTATGATGCCGATTATCATTGTCTTTTGTATACCGTATAAAACTTAATAGATGGGAGGGGATAATTTTTCCCCTCCCCCATGTTTCAAAGAAAGGAAATAAAGTTGAATCTACCAGTAATAAACTTATTGAGACCAGGAGCAATTGGAGATGTCTTTATAAGTTCTACTATTATTAAAGGTTTAAAGAAGAAGTATCCAGGTTCTTTGATAAATTATTATACGTGGTTTTTAGAAGCAGGCAATCTTATAGCAGACGTAGATAATGTTTATAATTCAGAAGATTGGGATAAGAGAGAAAAAGGAATTGATTACATTTTGAATCCCTATCCCTATCCTAAATCGATGACTAAACATTTAATCGAATATTATGCAGATTGCTGCGGTATTTCTGTAGATTACAACTATTCTTTAAAGCAGATTAATTATACGCTTTCACATGGTAAATTTATTACTTTACATGTCAAAACTGGCTGGAGCATTTATAAAGAATGGTCATTTGATAAATGGAATGAATTAGTAAAAGAACTGAGGCCATTAATAGGGCAGATTAAAATTATTCAGATTGGTTCTAAAGATGACCCACTTATCGAAGGAATAGATATAGATTATAGAGGAAAGACAACGATTGAAGAAACGTGTGTATTGGTAAGAGATGCAGAATTGCATTTGGGCGTAGATACATTTACCAATCATATTGCTGGGGCTTATAAAAAGCCAGCAGTAATACTTTTCGGGTCAACTCATTCATTAGGATTTGGATATTCAACAGCAAAAAATATTTATAAAGATTTAGCTTGTCAACCATGTTTTAAAGAAAATCCTAGCATGAGTAAAGTGCCAAAAGGAACATGCAGCCACAAATCTTGCATGAATTCCATAACTGTTGAAGAAGTATTGCAAGCAGCATGTGAACAGTTAAAAATAGAAAGGAAGCCAAAATTGAATAAAGATAAACCAATTTGCTTAGGGATGATAGTTAAGAATGAAGCCCTAAACATCAAAAAAACTTTAGAATCAGTTAAATCTATTTTAGATTATTGGGTAATTAGTGATACTGGTTCAACTGATAATACAATCGAGATAATTAAAGAAACTCTTAAAGATATTCCCGGAGAATTAATTCAAAGCAAGTTTGTTGATTTTGGAACCAATCGTTCTGAAGTTGCACGTATAGCAAAAGACAAAGCAGATTATACGTTAATGCTTGATGCAGATTTCCTAATAACACTCGATAACTTTGATAAGAGTTCTTTGATAGCTGACCAATATGATGTTAAAATTAAATGGTTAGACACAATTTTTTATAATTCATTTTTATTGAGTAATAGATTAGATTGGAAAAGCGTGGGAGTTGTTCACGAATATTGGTCGGCAGAAGGAATTCAAACTCGCGCAAAAGCCGTTGGTATTTCTATAGACCACGATAGACATGGGAATCCAAGGCCCAAAGGATTACACGATTTAGCATTATTGCTGCAAGGCGTAAAAGACGAGCCAAATAATGCACGTTATTATTTCTATTTAGCAAATACTTATAGAGATGTAGGCGAATATCAAAAAGCAATTGATACGTTTTATACAAGAATAAAGATGGGTGGTTGGATTGAAGAAGTTTTTTATAGCTTGTATCAGATTGGGTATTGCTACGAATTAATGAATGAAGTAACTAAAGCAAAAGTTGCATATTTAAGAGCATGGGAATTTAGACCGAGTAGAGCCGAACCACTGTATAAATTGGCTAAACTTTGTCGTACATATAAAGAATATCATCAATCTTATTTGTTTGCAAGCAAAGGATTAGAGATTCCTATTTCTTCTGATACGATTTTTGTAGATAGTGCAACTTATAATTATGGATTAAGATTTGAAAAAAGTATTGCTGCATATTGGCTTGGCAAATACGAAGAGTCTATTGAAGACTGTAACATAATCGATAATTCAAGTAATGTGCCAGAAGACGTAAAAGTTCAAAATCTTAAAAATAAATCTTTTGCGGAATACAAACTAAATGGCTCTATATAAAGTACCAGAATTAACTGATTTTCAGTGGCAAACGCCAGTAACTAATCAAACGACTAATACCCCTCCGTCAGTTGCTAAGGGTGCTAGATACATCGTTGGCTCTTCTCCCACTGACGCCTGGGTAGGGTATTCGAAATATATAGCCACCTATAATGGAAGTAGTTGGGATTTTACTACTCCTATTGTAGGTATGATATGTTATATTACAGCAGAATCTCTCCTCTATATTTATAGTGGTTCGGTTTGGGGAGTATTTTCTGCATCTCAAGTAGGATTAGGCAATGTAACTAATAATGCTCAAGTAATAGCGAATGGCACAGTAGGTACTATTAATCTTATTCCGAATGGAGATTTTGAAAATTGGAGTGCTGGAACTTCTGCTGCTCCAGATGGTTGGACGTTAGGCGGTTCCGCTGGTTTAGTAATAGCAAGAGAAGGAACCATTAAGAAGATAAATTCTTATTCATTAAAATTAACAACAGCTTCTTTGACAGGAAATACGTATTCTATAGTAAAGTATATAGCAGAGAGAACATATACCTATTCGTGTTGGGTATATGCGACAGCAGGTAGCACAGCTAGATTGTCAATGTATGATGGAGTAACTCAGACATATAGCTCTTATCATACAGGAAATTCTACTTGGCAGCAATTAACAATGTCGCAAACACTGTCTGCTAGTGCGACAACATTAGTAGTGTATGTTGACATTAATGCGACATCTTCATCGGCTTATTTTGATGGTGCCATGTGTGTAGAAGGAGCAAGTGCCTTTGCATATAGTGCTCATGCTCCAGATGAAGGAGTATGGTTAGATTATTCTGCGGTATCTACAATAATAGGATGGACAAGTTTTACTCATAAAAAAATATACATCAAAGTAGTTGGAAATCTTGTACATGTGCTTTATTATATAGAAGGACAAAGCGATTCTACTTCTACCTCATTTACGGTTCCATATACGTCTAAGAATGTAGCGGATTTAGTTCCTTACGGAACTACAGGATATGCTCAAGATGCTGGAGTATTGGCAGTATCTTCTGGAATTTATGGCATGTTAAATAATAGTACCACGATTACTTTTTATAAAAATAATTCTCAGCCAGCATGGACAAATTCTAGCACAAAAGCTGTTGTTGGCGTGTTATATTACGAGAAAGCATAAATATGGAATCATATAAATTAATGTCAGATGGTTATATTAAAAGACAATCAGATTTAGCTCTGATTCCTACTACATTAGAGAATCCCGATTATGTGCAATATTTATCAGATGTTGAAAATGGAGCATCTGTTACAAACTTTGACTATGAAGCAGAAGAACAAAGACAAGCGGATGCAATCGCAGTATTAACTAAAGCACAGCAGATTGTAGATTTAAAAGCACAGTTAGACGCATTAGATTTACAAGCTATTAGACCACTCTTAGATGGCGAAACGACATTACTCGATGATATAAAAGCTCAAAAAGTAATTTTAAGAGCGCAGTTACAGGAATTACTATAAGAAAGTAGGGTATGGTGGACTCTATAGACAAAATTAAAACTCGTATTCGTAATTTGAAACAAAATGCTAATTTATCTGAAGAAGAAATCGAAAAATTAGCCCAAGAACAATCTGATAAGTTAGAAATAATTGGTTCTTTGACATTTGTCTTACCCGCAGAAATGGAGTTTGCTACAGATTTATTGAATCGGTATCTTGCCGAATCTTCTATAGAATCTGCTGCTGAGAAAGATACTTTGAGACAATTAATCGATGTTGAAGTTTTACTCGAAAGAATTAAAGCCGTTCTTAATACAGAATATAGTAAAGCTAATCCATCGATTCCAGTTCAAATGCTTCAACAAGTAACAGAATTAAATAAACAGATTCTTGAATTAAAAGAAAAACTTGGTTTAGTCAAGAAAGAAGATGCCAACTTTATTAATACATGGGAAACACTTAAAAAGAAAGCTCTCAAGTATTACGAAGAGCACTCAGGTTGCAATACAGTTAAGTGTCCATATTGTCAGCAATTCTTTCATTTATTGATTGATAGAACAGATTATAAAGAAATCAAATCGACATGGTTTAAGAATAGTATTCTGTATAATAAGAAAGTATTTGACCTTTATCATAATAAAGTAATTACGAAGCAAGATGTTGCTGAAGTTTTAGGAGTATCTGAGATGTATGTCGAATATATTTATGAGAATTTATACTTAAAAGAAAGTGTAGAAAATGATAAGCAAGATTAATGAAGATGAATTGAAAGTTTTTCAAGCACTCGCGCATCCTGTTTCATGTGCAGAGATTCTCTTTGATAACTTCGATATACTTAGTTCTTTCTCAGAAACAGAAATTGGTACAATAAGAATGTATCAATATCCAATGATGTCATATGATTCTCTTTTCTATGCTGACCAGAAAAAAACAAAGAAGGCAAATTTTCTGATTAAGCAAGGATTAGGAGAATCGTATAATCTTGGCGGGCGTCTTACAGGAAAAACAATCATTTCAGTTATTACAGATTGCTTAGTAGCTGTATTCAATAAGAGTTTTAATTGGGCTGTAGTAAGCTCACTAGATGCTTTGCATGTACGTGGAGTATTTGAAAAAATTATCGCAGCATTAGAAAATCATCCAGTAATGACAAATTTTCATGCTCACATATTACGAAGCCCAACATATAAAATTGATATAAACGGATGTTTACTCGAAAGTGTTAATGATAACATCATGGGTAAGAATCCAGGCAATCAGTTCTTTGGAAAACATATTGACAAGCATTGGAAAGAAGAATCTAGTTTTTTAACTCAAGAAGTCTCAAATAAGCAGTTAATGGCTTCTTCTGAGTTAGGATGTATAAATCGTTGGAGCGGAATGTGCACCTTTTCAAAGCACTCTCCACTAGGGAAAATCTTCTTCGATTTGAAGAATTCGTCAAAGATTTTAAATCTGCCTAGTTATGTAAATCCTACGTGGGATGATAAGAAAGAGGAAGATGCAGTATTAGAATTTGGCGGTAGATTATCTCTTGGATACATGACTCAGATTCTAGGTAAAGTAGTAGAAGATTCAGATACTGTTTATGATATTGAAAGAATACGTAATAATTATAATAGGAAAAAAAGCATTAAGCTCTTTGAAATAACTCAAGACAATTATCATAAATTTAAAGAGTTAATTATTCTTGATAGACCAGGAAATGTAGAGAAATGCTTTATTTGTTCCGATATTGGTGAAGGAGCAGCACCAACCGAGATTATCATTATCTTTTTAATAGCAGGTAAATATTATTATACCTATAATATAGCTGCTACTCGCTTATCCGCGGATGAGCAATTTGAATTGTTTGATTACATTGCTGAAGCAGTCGCTGTAAATTTTATCGGATTTGATACGACTTCAGGTATGGGTAAAGCAATTGCCAGTAGACTTTCAAAGAAGTATCAAGGAAAGATTGTGTGGATTTCTTTTAATGAAAAATCTAAAATAGATTACGCCAAAGATGACCAAGGTAATTTTATTTTAGATTCTAAAGGGAATTATCAATATAAAGAAGAATATAATACAGATTGGAGTATTCAGAGATTAAAGCAGATTTTCTATAATACTAAAATAGAAATACCTTTAGATTATAAGTTTGATTTACAGTTTGCAAATATAGTAGCAACGACAAGTGGGATGCGGATTGTATATGGCAGCAAAGTCGCAAATCACTTGCATCAGGCATTTCAAGTCTGGTCATTGGTTGAATGGCAGACAGAATTTATAAGTAATCAACCAACCAAAAGAAAAAAATCTTTAGGAATTACATTAGACTAAAAAAGGAGTTTATACATGAGTATGAACGCAGGCAAAGGTGCAGCAGATTTTTCGGGTGCTCTGTGGGCAGCTTTTCTTTCTTATCTATATTCTCAAGGTAAGATTGATGTCCCTCAAGATTTTCGGACGCGAATTTCCGCCATTCGATATGTACTCGATAGCGATACAACCGGAGTAATTAATACATTACTCGATTACTCTATTAATACCGCTTCTCAGACTGACTATACTATAGAATGTGCAGATGATACGTTAAAAGCTCAATTGAATGAATGGTTAAGATATGTTAATCTTGATATTAATGGAGTTCCTACGGGTATTGTAGAACTCTCCAAAGAATATTATAAAGAGAGATGGAGAGAAGGGTCGTTAATTTTGTCTCGTTGTGGTAAATGGCAAGACATTTCTATAGATGGTAAGAAAATTAAGGTGCCAACAGTTATTTGGCTTGTTAATAGTGCTTCAATCTTTGTTGAGAGAGATAAAGATAAATATACTTTAGGAACTGATAAATATTATCTTGATGCTGCTATGCACGAACAACTTCCTGGAAAGGGAGAGAAAATAGTCATTCAACGTCCTTTTGATAGATGGTGGACGCAGTATGCCACTCCTTATATCGTTCGCAAGGGTATTTATCGTAATTATAAAGCATTAGAGATGTTGCAAGAAAAGACTGAAGAAGTATTAACTAAGTTTATTCCTTATTTGTTTGCTATTACAAAGGGTACAGAAAGACAGTATATAGATGCAAAAGTTGATTTTGATGATAACGATTTAAAAGCATTGCAAGAAGGCATGAAAGAGAAGCTCGAACAGTATAAGAGACAGAAGGGCAAGACCCCGGTTTGGGCAAAATCTTTTGATGTTCATGGCGAGCATCTCATTCCTGATTTGAGCAATATACTTTCAGTAGATTTATTCAATCAGGGTTATCGAGCTATTCTCGCAGGATTAGGATTTGTCGATGTTATTCAGGGTATTACGGCTACGAGAAAAGAAGCCGTATTGAATCCCGCTCCGTTTATCGAAGAAGTAAATGCAGGAGTAGATGGATTTAAATCTCTCTTAACAGAGATAATTTATCTGATTATTCAGGAAAATAAAATAGAGCATAGTAGATTATTCAATCGTAATAAGAAGTTCTACATTGCAAATACTCCGTTGAAAGTTAATGTACAGCCTATTCTTGCTGATTTGCGTCAGGGCTTTATCTATGGTTCTCTGTCAGTCAAGACATATCAAGAGGTATTAGGAATTGACCCAGAGACTGAGCGCGAGCGCATGAAGGATGAATGGGAACGTGGAGATAGAGAATTATTCTATCCTCATATCGTACAGAACATGGAAGAAAAAGGGCTCGATACAGAGTTAGGAAAGCCAGCAGTTTCAAAGAAACCTCCTGTTTCTCAGAAACAAATTGAAAAAGATTTAGAGAAAAAGGCAAATCCAGAAATGACCACAAAGATTAAAGCTGAGTGGCTTCCGAGCGAAGACTATTTTCGTTATCGTGTAGAAAATTCTAAGAAGTTTCAGAAGGATAGCTTCAAAACTATCTCATTAGGGAAAGACAAAGGAATTAAAGCACTGGTTGGAAAAATTAAGAACGATACTTCGCTAACAGTTCAAACATTACTTTTTGATAAAGAAAAATTTAATGAAGCAGATGCAAAGAAGTGGGTAGAGCAGAATTACGGAAAAGAGCAAGGAACATTGACTGAGAATATCGAAGATGCTCCATATAACAAACTGAGCGAGCTTCCCGATGCAGTTAGAAAACTGTCTGAAAAGAAACAGCGTCAGTGGATGCACGTTTGGAATTCAGTATACGATAAAACAAAGAATGAAGCAAGAGCCTATCGTTCTGCGTGGAGTACGGTTCATAAGACAAAGGGCGAAGAGGACTTATAATATCATGGCAAAAGAAAAGACAGTATTATTTTTAGACACTAGCTTAGGTCTTGACCATGCTCTTCGATATGCGAAAGATTCTGGAGAGAAACCATTCTATTATATGGCTTCTATCTCTGCATATCCTACATTAAAAGATTCTATTAGTGGGTATGGATTTGAAGAAATAATTAAGACCTACGATTGGGCAGGAATTATGAAGAAAGTCGATACAGTTATCTTTTTAGATTCTGGATTTTCTTCTTTAGTAGATACAATGAGACAAGGCGGATACAATGTATTCGGTGCGTCTGCTGATGTCGAAAAATTAGAGTTTGATAGAATTTATTTTCGTGAAGTAATGATGAAAATAGGGATTAAAACAACAGATGCAGAAGTTATTCATGGTGTTGATAATGTAATGGATTTTTTAAAGAAGCATAAAGATGAAAAATTCTTTATCAAATTGAACAAGTTTCGTGGTGATGTAGAAACCTTCGGTTCTCATTCAGCTGAAGAAGCAGCTACATTACTCTACCCTTCATTTCCTGTAATGGGCGATGAAATGGATTTTATTCTTGAAAAAGAAATCGAAGGTGGTATAGAAATTGGCTGTGATGCTTTCTTTAATGGAGAAAGATTTTTGAAGACATACTTCTTTACATGTGAACAAAAAGGTTGTGGAAATATGTCTTTAGCAGTTAATAAGTCAGTGTTTGATGAGACTTTAGAAAAATTAACACCCTATTTAAAAGAAAATAATTATCATGGAGCGTTTTGTTTTGAAGGATTTTATTTAAAAAATAAAGAATTCTTATTTACCGACCCGACTCCCAGATGTGCATTTCCTTGTTCTTCACAGTGGGCATTAGCTATTAAGAATTATGATGAATTTTTAAGGGGTATAGCATCTGGTATTATAGACGATTTTAAAGTATTTTATCCTTATCAAATGCAGCAAAATTTCTTTGCAGGAAATCCAAAGCAATGGCGTGAAATTATAATTAATGACAAAGACTTAAAAGAGAATAAGCAAAGAATTTCTTTAAGAAAAGCAGTTAAAACCGATGGGCATTATTACTTTGTTCCCGATGATGATTTGATGTTAAGCTGTAATGGGGCTGGAGAATCGTGGGAAGAAGCGATTAAGAACGCATTAGAATGTGCAGAGATGGTATCTGCATATCAATCAGCTTCTGCGATAGGTTCTGAGACTTTCTTTCAAGAAACATTAGATGATTTAAAGGGATATGGAATAGAATTGACTCCAGTTGAAGTTAAGACTAAAGCCGAAGAACTAGATGTTAGAGGAAAATTAGAGCAAATTGAAGCAAAATTAGTTCATGTTGTTAGACCAAACAAACCAGACCTTTTAATAGATACAGACCCCGATGCTTCGGGATTTACCGTGAATGAAGAATATTGCGCGTGTGAAGCCCCTATTAATGAAAACGGGACATGTACTGCTTGTGGAAAGAAAATCAATGCGGAATTAAATAGAAAAGACACAACGATTCCGAAGCCAAAAGAGGAACTATACAATGGATAATGACAGATTAATTTTAGCACAATCTCTTCTTGATTGGTCTACACATAGCAAGAATCAATGGCTAGAAGCTGATGATTCTGATATTAAAGAACTCGAAGCGTTAGCTGCAAAGCGTGGATTAGTGCTTCCGAGCCCTGATATTGCTCTGTTAAAGACTTATTATGCAGAGATTGGTGTCGCCAATCGAAATCACGTTCTTTTAGAGAAATCTGATGTAGAAAAAGCACTTCCTACATTGATTGGGAAGCAGGTTAATTTTAATCACGAAGGAGCAGGGCAAGTATGTGGATATATTCTCGATGCTAAATTAGAAGATAAGATGATAGTGGTTTATGCGTGTATTTTTAAATCTCTTTTTAAAGATAGATTTGATGAAGTCAAAAAGAAGTTTGAAGAGAATGATTTGACAGTTTCTTTTGAGATTTATAATGTGCATCCAGAAACAAAGCAGTCAGTAATGACAATGCAAGAAGACGGAACAAAAGTTATCTCTCCCATTATCTTTCATGGAATGGGATTACTGACCTATAAACCCCCGGCATGTCCGAGAGCGAAAGTTACAGCGTTGTTAGCTGAGTATATAGATGAAAAAATCGTAACTGAAGCGAATCAGATAATTGAACCGATTCTAACCAACAATGAGGAATTGGTTTACGCATCGATGGCATTACCATGCCTAATGTGCGAGAAATGTAAAAAAGAAGGAGGACAGCAAATGGCAGATGAAGTAAAGATTGATGAAATAAAAAGTGAAGAAGTCAAGATTGACGAAGCTAAAGTTTTAAAAGAGCCTATCGACCCTAATCTTTTTGTGAAAGAAGATGGAAGCCTCGATGACGAGAAATTAGAGGCTGCTCTTCCGAAAGAAGTTACAGCGAGAGTTCGGGAATTAATGAAAGAAGGAAAGAAGCCCGCAGAAGCTGTAAAACAAGCATGGGAAGAGTATAATAAGGGAAAAGAGAAGGCTGAAGAAGAGCAAGCAGCATGGAAATGTTCAAAATGTGGTTATTCTGAAATGGCACCTAGACCGTTAGATAAATGCCCCGAATGTGGACAGCCTATGGCAGATTTACCGATGGGCCCTGAGAAAAATGAAGGCGGGCAGACAGCGACTCCTAGTATTGAGAATACAGTAGCAGAAGTCGCACCAGTCGAAGTACCAGAATCAGAAGAAGCCGAGACCCCCAGAGAGGGCAATCAGAATTGGACGTGCCCTGATTGTGCTTTTACATTTCCTTTGTTAGCTGGGATTAACGAACCGCAGTATTGTCCTCGTTGTGGCAAATGTTATATGGCAGAAGTCGATGAAACTCCAGTAATGTGCGAGATGAACGCAGAAGCCGAGCTAATGAATGAGGAAGAGGTTCATAACGATGAGAGCATTGATTTAGAAACATCGAAGAAGTTAGAATATAAGAGTCGTCAGAATCTTCCAGATAGTGATTTTGCAGTAGTTGTGAAGAAGGGCGACCAGAAAGTTCGCATGTATCCGATTCTCGATGAAGCTCATGTACGTAACGCTTTAGCCCGTTTAGGACAAGCGAAGCCGAGAGAAACCCTCAAGCGATTGGGCGTTTCTTTAGAAGCGGTCAAGCGCAAGATTCTAGCGAGAGCTAAAAAGTTAGGTATGACTGACTTGGTAGAGAGATATAAAGAAACTTCTTCCATCGAGGATGAAGCAATTCTCAATCTCACTACGAAAATCGCTGAATTGAATACTGCAATTGAGAATAAGACAAAAGAGTTCGATGTTGTTAAAGCTGAAGTAGAAGCGTTAAAGAAAGATAAAGAAATAGAAGTAACTGCTATTAAGCAAGAACTTGAGACTAAAACTCAAGAGATAGCTTCTTTAAAGACGGACTTAGAGAATACAAATCCGGTACTGTCTGTTGGAAGCATAACGATAGCTACAGATGAAGAGATAAAGAAAAGACAGGAAAAGGTAGATGAATTAGCTTTTGGTAAAAAGAAAAGATAAGTACAAAAAACAGTAAAAAGGAGAAATACAATGGAGAATTTGATTGAGAAAGCAGCACAGGATATTGGTAAAATAATCGGGCAGCCTATCGACCCGAACCTTCCCGTTCCCCCAGTTCTCAACGAGATATTTGATTATGAGACAGCGGAGCCCGGCGAAGAGATTAAGATTTACAATGTTGAAGATACGAACGCTAGCGATATGATTACCGCGGTTGGTTCAGATGGTAAGATTATGAATTACAAGATTGACCCTCAGACACCGGCGATTATTCCCTTTACGTCCGTTCAGTCTAGGTTAGAGAGAATTCATGTTGACGCTATTTTGAATTCGCCTGACCAGTCAGTAATTGCTCGCCGCAAGGCTGCCATTACTCGCGCTCTTGATAAGAAGATTACGAAAGAAGCTCTTGATTTGCTTTTGGGCGTTGCTTCTCAGGAAATCGTGCAGGCTACAGGAATGGATTTGTATGATTTGGTTATTGCTATGAAGCACAAGGTCGAGGATTTTGGCGATGATTATATTCTTTTAGTTGGTACAGCAGTTAGCGAAGCTATCGATGTGTACGACAAGGTCAATGCGACGAATTTCAATTATCGTATTGGTCTCGTTGAGACGTTGCGTGAGAAGGGTATCAAGGTTGTGAAGGTCTATGAGACAGCTTATTTTAATTTCATCGACACTACAGCAACTGGCGACCCGGAAACGGATAATATTAAGGTTCTCGCCCGCGACAAGATGATTTTGGTTGCGCGTGCATCGAATATTCAGAAGGGCAAGCCTGGCGTTTATATTCGCCGGAAGATTGCTCCTGCTATCGCGCAGATGATGGGTTCTGACGTTGACGCGACTTTCCGCGCCAGCACAGTTATTCCTCTGCCGGTTAATGTTGATGGAACGAACACCCTCGCGTTTGGTATTCACGCGTTTGAGCAGCGCGTTTGCGCCCTGTTGAATTATCGTGGTATTGCATGGGCCACGCTTGCGTAATAGTTAGTTAGCCTAAAAGAGGGGGAGAAATCCCCCTCCCAAACTCAAAGGCGAATACATGATACGAAGACTAAATCATAAAGACGTATTAAATCTACTGAACTTTATAAATACAGTAGATGATACCTATCAAGATTTTTATGTTACTATTGATAGGCAAAGAAAGTTCTTTAAAAATGATTTAGTTCTTATAAAAAAAATTCTTGAATCTCAAGAATGTTATGGTTGGTTTGATATTGAGATGAAAGGATGTATAATTATTCTGAGAGAAAAAGGCTTTCGTTCTTATTTAAAAATTTTAGCTTCACAAAGACAAATAGCAATAGATTTATTAAAATATTTGAATTGGAACTGTAATTTAGAACTATTTGCAAAATTAAAGAATAGTAATTCACTCGTTATCGAATTAAAAAAGAATAGATTCTTCATAGAAGGATTAAGAGGAAAAGAAATTCTTCTTAAAAAAATGAAAGAAGTAAGGGAGATAAAAAATGTCAATAACACCAATAATTAAAAAAGTTAGAGCATTAGCCGTAGATGATTATAATAAAGATTCTATGACATATGAATTTGTAAGCGATTTAACTTTCACTTTACCTAATGCAAGCGTGCAAGGGTCTTCTATCAAAGTATATATTAATGGTGCTTTAGTTGAGAATGTTACTGGAGATACAAAATATACGTTTGATGAAGATACAAGTAAATTAACTTTTGAATATCAATCCGGACTTCTCGCTGCTGGCGATATAATTGAAGTCTATTTTAAGTGCTACAAGAATTGGACTGATGATGAAGTCGTGCAGTATATTCATGCTGCTATCATTCGTATGTCAGTAGAGAAATATACGACATTTGTATTACGAGACGATGCAACTATTTTTCCTACACCAGTAGAAACCGATGAGAATTTAATAGCTCTGATTGCATCTGTTTTAATGGAAGGAAATTTATCTTCATACAGAACGAATGAAATAAATATTTCATATGCGAAAGATGAAGATAATGAATCTCGTATTAAAAGAACTTTAAGACAGTGGAAGAAAACATACGGAGTGCTTGATTACGCTAACTTACGTAGACCGTACACGCTCTATGTTGAGTCAAGCGATATGACCTTAGAGAATTTACCATAAGTCTTTAATACTAAAGAGGTTATAATATGAGCTTTGATATTTTTAGAGCACTTAGAGAAACAGGACACATTCGTACTATCTGGTTGTATCCTTCGAAAGAAGTGATTAACGACCCTTATGAGAGTACGACTACAAAGCAATTTCAAAATCCTCTCCCAGTTAAAGTATTTCTGAAGACAATATCTCCAGATGCTTTGAGATGGAAATATTTTGGAAATCTCCCAATGGGCACGAAAGAAGTGATTTTTGAAAATCGATATATTGACTTATTTAAAGTAGCAGATAAAATCAAAATCGACAATACATTCTATAAGACTTGGAAAGATGATGAAAGAGGGTTTGGGATTATTACAAGAGAAGATTATACGGTAGCAATCTTAAAAGTAAAAGGCAATAACGAGGATGATTAATAATGGCCGTTAAAATCGAAATAGAGTGGAAAGGAAAAGACGGAATAGACAAATTAATTCGCTATATTGAGAATAATTTGATATATGGCGAAGTGCAAGAAGGAATTCGTATATTAGGGCATCAAACGGCTGATAAGATGATTGAAATTGTTAAATCAGAAAAAAAGAGACCCGATAAGGGCACTAATAAATTAGAAGATGCAATTACAGCAGAAACTTTAAATACTACCGCGGGAGTAGAAGTTGGAGTTGGAAATATTCAGAAATTAGTAGCAGAAGCCCCTTATTATGAAGTTATTAATGCCGGTGGGTTTATTCCTAATAGAGGTAATTTAGTCCCTGTTGGTGGTTTTGCTCCAGGAGAACCCAAGCCAAACGAAGCTAATTTTAGAGAAGGTAATTGGGCAGTCGGCGGTGGTAAATATACGTTTAGACCAAAACGAATGATAGAGGGTATTCATTATGTTGATAGAGCTATAGAATTTCTTGAAAAAGCATTAAATGACTTTGTAATTAAGATTGGCGGAAAGTTAGTAAATGGGATGCAAAAATAAGAGGGCGCCATGACATATAGAGAGAGTCGTAATATTGAGGCAAGTATTTTGGATTGGTTGACTGAAAAGTTGGCTGAAGATGGTTGGACAGATATTAATGTGCATAAAGTCTTTGCTAATGTATATAAGCAAAAACTTCCGGCTCTATTAGTCAATGTTAATTCTACAGAATCTACTCATTTAGAAGTTGGGAATAAGAAATATTTAAATTATTATAATCTTTATTTTAGAATTTTTGGAGAAAATGATGGCAATAGATTAGATTTAACAGATTGGCTATTACATCATTTAGAACATGATGTGCCTTATTATGAATATACAATAGAAGCTGGGCAAATAACGAATAAGCAGCAATGCGGAAGAATTACCGTTTTAAAAATTTCTCGAAATGAACGAGAATTTATGAATACAGAAATACTAGATAAAGAAGATAGATATAGACAATTGATTGTTATTCAATGTTATCTCGCAAAAAATTAATAGGAGAATTCTCATGGAAATGATTGCGATTATCGCTAGTTTTTCGGGAGTATTTTTAGCAGGGGCTAATGTTGCTATTTTCTGTGTTATTAAATTTAATGATTTGAAGCACATGCAAGATGCTTTAGATAGAATTGAGAAGAATCAAACTACGATGTGGGAAAAGTTAGATAAGACGACTGAAAGAGTAGCAAAAGTAGAAGGTAGATTAGCAGAAAGATAAGAATTGTATGAAAATTAGCAACAAATTGTATGTAGATGTACAATGTTCTGTATGAAGACAGAACAGTACCAAATCTTAACCAGCCACAGGAGGGCTAAAAAAGATGATTCATGCGAGACATTATAAACCGCGTATTTTTCCTTGGGCGTCGAATCGTATGCCTGAGCAAATCGACCGCGCACAGGATATTGGTGGAGATTTAACTCTTAACAGAGAGAAGCAGTATGAAATAGGAAGAGACGGACTATTAGCTTATAAGCATAATATTCCTACCTTTACCTATACAATGCGTCAGTTCGAATATGGTGATATGGCTTTGTGGTATGATTTAGCGAATAAAGAGAATCCGGGTACTGGTCAATCTCATTCAGTTTCTTTGGAAGACCTTAAAACAACGAAATGCGATATTGCTGCATTTTTGACGGATGACAATAATGTCTTTACAGGAACTATTTGGTTCCCGAAACTGCGTGTAAATAGCTTCACGTTGAATGTTGCAGACCCTAACGCGATTGTCGAGAGAAACTTTAATCTCGTTGGTGAAGATTATAAGATTTTAAACGGCATGTATTTCGCATATGCTTCGACAGTTGTAACAGCATCAGGTACTAGCGCAGCTACACTCGTTTTAGACGGCGCAACAGGCAACCCGCCAGTTCCCGTTGAATACGCTGCTGGTAAGTATATCTTCAAAGTATTACGTGATAGAGTTGGAGTTGTTTCTGAACTTTTAGAAGATGAAGGTTCAGGCCCAGCAGTTGATACGTGGGCATATGATAATGGTACAAAGACCGTTACAGTACAGACATGCTTGACAGATGATATTGTCAAAGTATATTATGAAGCTGCGACAGCCTATGATAATGTTTGGGCGAATAATGATGTTTCTCAAGACTTTTTGTTAGCAGAGTCTTGCGAAATTTATCTAAAAGTTGGTAGCGAAAATCGTATTTATCGCTTGCAGACAGTTGGTATCGATGTAGCCTTTACCAGAACAGATTATCGTGAAATTGGTAATAGCGAAATCGTGCAGACAGGAGTTCGCGATAAGACAGTAACTATCAATTTGGATAGATTTACAGAGGGTAATTATCTTGAGAATATTCTTGCTAGCGATACGACTTATCCTTATATCGACCCGCGTAATTTTGCAGATAATATTCAGATGATAGTGAAAATCTTCACTGATAATACTCATACGACTTTTAAGATGGGTTATTTGATGAAGAATATTTCTCCTATCGCTATGGCAACTACGCAGGCTGTTGAAGATTATAATAAAAGAACAAATCGTTTGGAAACTGATAATTTAGTAATTTCTGACCTCGAATCAGAAATAGTATTTGCATAATTGCAAAAAGAGGGAGTTGAGAAATCGCTCCCTCCCAGCCCGTATAGCTCAGTGGCAGAGCAACGGTTTTGTAAACCGATGACGAGTGTCCGATTCATTCTATGGGCTCCAAGTAGTGCGTATGGTATGGGATTAATCTAAATGTGCAGAGGCACTCCCTATCATCATACGGAGTGCCTTTTTTGCTAGAAGGGAGTATCAATGAATAACAAAATCATTATAGACGAATCGATGTTAAGACAAATCTTTGATTTAGAATCAAAAAAGACTGTAGGAACCTGTCTAAAAAGATTCGAAATACATAGCAATCCAGAAGACCAGAAGAAAGCCATCAAAGAAGTATTATATGAGAATTTGCGTAATATTCAAGACATGATTATTCTGTATGGGAAAGAAAGTATTAGATTATCACCAAGTAAGGAGCTTAAAAATGAGCGAGAATAAGTTAGAAGAAGCGAAGAAAATAGTAGATGAGATGGATAAAGAAATTACTCTATCCAAAGCAGAAGATTTAGTACGAGACAATAAAATAGAATTTGAGCACACAGGAAAGCAATATAGAGTTCGTTTGTTGAATATGAAAGAGAAAAACGAGTTAGAATTACTGCGTAGAAAGAAGTTTGGTCAGCTTATCTTAGACAAAGACATTCTATTAGCTAAAGACTTGAGAGCAGCATTACAGACCAGAGGAATAGACTTAGATGACCTCGATAGTCAGATTCAGAAACTAGATGCTCAATATAAGCAAGTTAGTCTTCAATTGGGAGAGTCTCTCAGTAAGAACGAAGGTGATACGATTCTAAAGTCATATGAAGAG